TTCATGATCGCCCTGGCACACAGCAGCAGATGTTTGACGAAGGAGTTCCGGCCGAGTTTATCGACTCACAAACCGCAGCGGATTACGATTCGCGTCACGCCAGCGAAGAAGTGATGAGCGATGCGGAGGCTTGGAAATACCAGTGAGGAGGAAATATGGAAGCATCTGTGATTTATCATGACGGCGAAGAAGTTGAGGTTGGCTGGTTCGGTTTAATGCTCTACCGGCTACGTGGATTTTGGAGAACCTGCAAGCAAACCGATTGGAAGAACTACTTCCAAGGCAATGGCCCCGGCGAAGTGACTTGGAAGGAATTTACTGGCTTTAGGGAGAACCCTAACGATTTAGGCTGCTCCGCTCAGTGGTGCATCTGCGTCAAGGGTGGAATCCGTATGCGGGATGGAAACTACTACTACCGGAACATCACGGTATCCGATCTTGAAAGATGTGTGGATAAAGATTGGTCTGACAAAGTGAAAGGCAAGGTTGCGGAACAGGAGAGAATCCTCGATCTCTACGCCGAACCAGATTGCAGTTGTCGATTGGGATTTCATTGCCGCTGCCCTTATCACAAAACGACGAAACACTAATTCTAAAATTTGGAATGAGGAGGGAAAGAAAGTGCCAATCGTAAAAACCCGTTATGCCTGCCCGCAATGCGGAGCACAGGTCAACGCCGAACATCGCAAGCTAGTGTGCTCGGCCAACAGTAGCCATTCATGGAACGACACCGCAGCGTTCCTTGGATTGAACCCGCAAGTGAAGTACGAAGAGTCTAAGCCGCCAGTGATGGTCCAGCCGAACCACGTCAAGATGGAAGTGGTTGTACCGCCGACCGCGAAGACAAAGTTTGAAGCTAAGTTTGGAGACAGGGGAAACGCAACGGTCTCTGGATTGATTCAAATGCTGGCTGAGGGGGAGGTAGTGATCGTTCCCGAAGCGGATCTCCAACGGATGAAGGAACTATTGGGAAAGCGGCCTGAAAGCGCATCTGAGTTGTTTGGGTTGGTCTACAACCTCTCGATGGAACTTGAAACCGCCAAGTTGATTGCAGATGAAGCGAAGAAGGACGTTGCGATTTACGAGGGGCGCAATCCGGGGGCCGTACTAATCAACTTGGGAAGTCTTTACGGTGCCGTAGTCGAGAAGGCCCGCGACCAGGGGGAGACCGCAAAGTTGTGGGCAGAGCGCGTAATCAAGCATGTGGTTGAGAACAACTGGCTCTGATTTTCGTAGCAAACTGAACTGTTGAGAGATACGATTAAAACGACATGGCAGACTTTCAAGCTCCCATTCCTAAGACTCCTGAAGTAGAAGACCGCTATCTGTTGGAATATTATTCCAAGATGGCCGATTTCCTTGACGGCTGTTTCAGCGAGGGAATTGCGCGCCAAAAGACCACTCCAGAACTGAAGGCAATGGATGAGGCTATCGATTATCTGGCCGGAATCCAATGGCGCGAGAAACTCCCCAATTACAGGCCAAAGCCGGTGTCGAACGAGGTTCTCTCGAATTTTTGGGAGACGATAGGACTGCTCACCGATGTAAGGCCGATCTTCCATATCTCGGAAGTTGGGTTTGCTGGTGATTATTCGAAGACCGCAAAGATTCTGAATGCGATGGTCAAGGGTTGGGCTCGCAGGGACAAATTCAATCAAACGCTTGCGTTCTGGACAATGTTCGGAATGTTCACGACTTCGCCGGTCCTCCTCTACTGGAATCGGTTTGCCAGAGGGACGAGCGGGGATGCGTGTGACGCCGACATCTCCATGAAGCATTTGAACCCCAAGGCCCTGATGCGGCTTGGGCCTACAAGACCTCATGATCTTCAAGAAGACGAGATGGTGATCTACCGGCGCCGGGAGACGCTCGACTGGATCAAGAGAGCCTATCCGAATATGGGCAAGCACGTTCGTCCGCAGGAAGATTACAGCACCTACGGTGTTGAGCCACAGGTTCCTCCAACGGTCATGCCGCAATTGTTTGAGCAGTTGAATTCCGGCTGGAAACGTATTATGGGAGGGTCTGAGGCGTCGAGCGCGAGAAGCAAGTATCCAGAGGCAGAAGTAGTCGAGTTCTGGATGAACGACGATTCGATCAATGAAAGCCGCAACACATTATGGATGGGGCCTGGGGATGGAAAGAGCCCAAACAGCGCACCGTGGGGATACTGGGTTAAACCAGAAGAGAAGCTCTATCCTCGTGGGAGGCTTGTGATTCGTTCGAACAAAGTGACCCTATACGATGAGCCCAACCCCTACTACCACCGCAAGAGGCCATTCGTTTTGATGGGTCTTCACTCGGTCCCGTGGCAGCAGTACGCTTTGAGTGTATTGAAGCCGTGGATGGACACAAACGACATCATGAACCAGATTATGTCGGGATTGTTGTTGGCTGTGAAGAGAGCACTAGCACCGGCTTTGATGGCTCCAAAATCGGCTATTCACCCAGACGCATTGAAGGCTATAGACGCCAACAAGCCAAACCTGAAAATCTCTTTCAACTCGAATGCCATTACAGGTCCGACGTGGCAGGCTCCTCCAAATATTGGAAACTACCCACTGCCAGTGCTTGAGATGCTCAGAAGGACGATCAAGGAGAACTCAGGGACCGATGCTGTTAATCAAGCTCTCGGGAAGAAGCAGGTTCCAGGTGGAGACACACTCGAAAAGATTCAGTTCTCGAAGACAACACCAATCAGGTTCAAAGCCGCAAACGTTGAGACGGGCGTGAATGAAGTTGGAGAATTGTGGACCGGAACAGCACTACAGTTCTATGACGCTGCAAGGCGCGTTGAAACTCTCGGTATGGATGGACTAACGAAAGAGGACATCGACGATAGGCCGGGAAGTTTGATACCTGAAGGTGTGAACTCTGAATCGCACGTCCGTAAGTTCGGCTTTGAATGCGAGCAGGGATCGTTGTTCGGATTCCAGCGCCAGGACCGTATTTCGATTGCGGCCGGACTGAGAAAGAATCGAGATTTGAGCCGCAAGAAGTTTTTTGCCATCGCTGTTCCAGATTGGAATATAGACCAGAAAGAGAACGATGAAGAGCTTGCGGAAGAGGCAAAGCAGATGGCGCTTGCGGCGGCTGCTGCTGGCATAAAGCCGGGAGCGGCACACCATAAATAATTTTCTCTTTACGATTTCGCTTGAAATCATTCGGACAATTGTTTAATCATTTGCTCAATGAGGCAAGTTAACTACTTGCTGCATTAGACCTCCGGTATCCATTCCGGGGATCGCCAGCAGTACAGCGGTGAGAGGCCGCAACCAGAACACCGGCGAAATAAAACCCAGGGCGAACTACCCGGAAAGGAGCATCCCATGTTCGAGACCAAGCGTGGCAAGAAGGCCCGTGTCAAGCACGTACGGCGCTAATCGGAGCTAGCCGGTTTTGACCGGCAGCAAGTGGGGGAGGGCCAAAAGCTCTCCCCTTAACTCAAGCAAACCATCCGACGAGGAATCACATGAAAGATGGAAAGGGCATGGCCGCACCCATTGCAGTAGGCGGTCACTATGATGCGACTTCGGCGCCGAAGATGAAGAAGGGCGAGTTCGCAGCCGTTGGAACCTTCATTGACGAAGGCGATATGACCACGGTTGAACCGCGTGGCACGAGTGTCAACGTGAAGACCGGCAAAACGCAGGTTGGGAACTCGGAATTCTGATGCCTCCAATCGACAGACCGCCGATGTCACCACAAGCCCAGGCCCAAATGGGGCCTCCAGGCGGCAGCGGGTTCGGTTCAGCAATTGGGCAAGCTCAAGAGCAAGTGGGCAAGAACCAAATCGATTTGGCTGTTTCGACAATCGAGAAAATTGCAATGGGTGTGAACGACGACACGTTCCGCACCTATGCAACAAGAGCCATCGCCATCTTGAAGACCGGAGCGGCAATGGCGCAGCAAAAGGGGCCTCAATCTCAGCCAGGGGGAATGGCAGGTCCTCCTCCGGCGGCTGGAGCAGGCGCACCCCCACCGCAACCTCAGTTACCTCCGATGCCGGGGCAGATGCCCGGATAATCATTAACACCCGCAGCCCGTAGCCTCGACGGAGCCCGATGAGGGAAGCGAGGAAGGACAAGGGAGATGGCAGTCAAGACCTTTGAAGGGATTTACTCTGCGCTCAGTGCCCAAGAGAAGACGCTCATTGACAACCTTTTTGCAAAGGAACCCGAACTAAAAGGCGGGTGGCTTCGCCAAGACGACTACAGCCGCAAGCAGAACGAGTTGAAGTCGAAAGAGACTGTGTACGAGGAAGCCGTGGCGTACAAGGCAAAGATGGAGCCTTGGTCGCAGGAAGCCTACGACAGACTTCATGCTCTGGAAGAGGCAGGCGTTCTCGATTCTGAAGGGAAAGTCCTTTGGACTGACCAGAAGGCAGAACTCGAACGGCAGATTGAAGCGGCAAAAGCTCTTGGAGGAGACATGGACCCGAAGCAGTTGGACGAACTGGTTACGAAGAAAGTTCAGGAGATCGCCAAGCAAGCTGGCGGTTTGACGCGGGAAGAAGCAACCGCACTCTACGCAGCCGAGACGAAGAAGGCCGTAGAGGATGGATTCACGGCCCGTGAAGCGAAGTTCAACTCGGAGACCATCCCGTTTGTAGCTGGATTTGCCGCAGCCAATGGAGTTGTGGCGCTACGATACGAGAAGGAATCCGGGGAGAAGTGGACGCCGGACAAGCAGAAAGAGTTTTTCGAGATGATGAGTAAGGAGAACAAGTTTGACCCTTACGCTCTCGAAGACAAACTGATGGAGCCAGTGAAGGCCAAGAAGCAGCGTGAGGCCGACATCGAAGCTGAAGTCAACAAGCGGCTTGCGGATCGTGGAATGCCGGCGGGCGGCGGGGAGCGTTTCATTCCGCAACAGTTTGGCGGTGATGCCAAGGGACTTTTGCAAAAGGCGTTGGATGACAGCGCAGGCAGCGACAAGGGTCCGGTTGATGTACGCGATCTCGTACAAGCAGGAGTTGTCGAGGGAGCAAAGGAATTGATCCAGGCCGGCAAGGTTTAGAGTTTTGCGGTTCTTTCAAAACCGCAACTGCAATCTGTAAGCGGGAAGCCTCGTGCAGAACCCACTCGGGATTGGCAGGGATGAGTCAACAGGAAGCGTTAGCAGAGCCTGTTGAACGATGAAGCGGCGAAAGCCGAGTTGTCAGCATCTCAGGCCCGAATGGGCGGAATCGAGGCTTTAACGTGCTCACTTATAATGACCTCACGAGCAAAACCGTTGACAAGATCGTACCGAGAATCGTGGACTCCGTGTTCAAGAACTCGCCGGTCCTGACTCGGCTCAAGAACAAAAGACGCTTCCAGTTCGAGGGCGGTCTAACGATCCGCCACAACATCATGTACGCGCCCCTCAAGGGCGGCTCCTACCAGCGCGGCCAAGCCTTCGACATATCCGCAGTGCAGACCGACACGGCGCTCTATTTCAATGTGAAGCAATATTATGTAAACGTCACATTGTATGGGTCCGATCAGGTTTTGAACCGTGGTCCCGAAGGCGCTTTGAGTTTCATCGGCTCGAAGATGATTAACGCTTCCGGTACGATGGCGCAGTTGCTTGCGATTAACCTGTACGGAGACGGCGGCCTAGACGGTTCGACTTCGTTGAACTCTACGACCGATCTGGACGGCGCGGCAGCGGCCATCAATATCCCGGCCAACTATCCGACGTATGGCGGTGTCACCAGAACCGACATCGCATCGGCGGCTAACACTGGCATCAACGCTTACTACTTGGCTCCATCGGCATTCTCGCTGGGCGCTGTGCAGACGGCTTACGGTGCGTCATGGTTCGGCCAGGAGAAGGTCGACATGATTACGACCACACAGCCGGTGTGGGATGCTATGTGGAACAAGCTCCAGCCGCAACAGCGGTTCAATGACGAGACCTCCGACGTTCACGTTGGATTCCGCTCGTTCTTCTGGAATGGAGGCCAGGTGGTTGTCGACCAGTACCTGAGTACGCTGGGCGGTGCCTACCAGATGTACGGCTTCAACACCAACTACATCTTCTTCTACGTGTCGACGATTCCGAAGTACGCTTTCGGGTTCTCGGGGTGGAAGGAAGCGCAGAACACTGACGACGTGGCCGGCCAGTATTTCTATGACGGCGACTTGGTGTTCGATGCGCCAAGGCTCATGTTTAATCTGAACTTTAGCGGCCTGTGAGAAAAGGAGAATGACATGGCAATTTTCGGTGTAAGCAATCAACTTCTTCAGATCGACACAGGCTTAACTCGTACCTATCTCTACAACCCCACGACCGCATTTGCTCCGTGGAAGGGATTGGGCGAGAACCAAGTGCTCGGTCAGAGGTATTTCGGCGTAACCAGTACAACCACTGGCGCTACGAGTTTGCAGGCGAATCCAAGCGGTTCTCCGGCAATCTTCATGCTCGTCCAGTATTTGTCGACTTCGGCAATCACCACGGGGAACCTGACGACCGCTGCGGCTCCGGCTCCGGTCTACTGGACGGACGAAACCTACACGACAGTCACCGGAATCACGACTGAGGCATTGGGAGGGACGACCCTCGGGTTGAATTTCCCGGCCGGATTCATGATGTTGAACACGACTTCGCTCACGTCTTTGACGGCGGCGCAACTTGTCGGTTCCTACATCATGATCCAAGTCGCCGGCTTCTTGTCGCAGGCGTATTGCTCTGGTTCGTCTGCCGCTGGAATTGGCTCATGGCTAGTTCCGGTTGCAGGAACTCTCAGCATGAACTCAATCGCGGCCGGAAGCTCGGCAACCTATCAACCGTTCGGCAGACAGGCATCGGTTTTGTCGGCTCTCACAGCCGGCTTGGTCGACGTGCTCGTTGGCTGCGACATCATCTAAGGGAGGCCGTTCATGGCAACAATCACGAAGAACCCGGACGGCGATCTCTCTCTTGGAAATCTGAGGGGGGAGCTTGTCACCCTGCAACCTGGGATCTCCGACTATGCTTCGGGCGGGTATCTCATCGAGGGAATCGGTGGGAATCCTCTTACCGGAGGCGACGTTGGTTTGACCAAGGTGTTGTTTGTCGTTCCGGTTGGAGGAACTGTCGGACCTGAGCCAAGTTCGGCTTACTTCCCCCAGTGGAATACCGCGACTCAGAAGTTGCAGATTTTTCAGGATTCTGGCGCCAACGCTCCATTGGGAGAAATCGGTCCTGGGACCAACCTTGCCAGTTACTCGTTTGATCTGCTAGTTGCCGGTCTGTAAGGCCCTCTATGGGCGATTAACCGAAGGGGCGGGGTTTAGGCCCTGCCCCTTTCGTTTTGAGAGGAGCACGATATGCCTGATGGCGGCGATGGAGTAAATCCAGGCAATGCAAGTACAAGCCCTGCTTCAAAACAAGATCGAAAGTGGAAAGAAGGTTTGAAGGCGGCTGGACGGACTCTGAGTTCAGAAGGAAGTAGCCTCATGGATAGGTCTGCCAGTGACAGGATCACGCCCGTAAGTTTCAAAAAGGGTGGGCGTGTCAAGGCACGGAAGTCAAGAGTAAAGCCGAGGAAGTAATGGCGACGAGAAAGAACAAGCCGGTGTTGATTGTCGCCCATGAGAATGAAAGGGTTATACCGGCGAACAAGCGTAAGCCTGTAGAGCGGTTGATGAAGCGGTCGGGAATGACTTTGACAAACAAGAAGCGCGGCAAGGAATCGAGGTAGTCATGGCAGACAGCGGCAATTGGAGCGACAACGATAGGATGAAATCACCACAAGGCAAGCAGGGAAAAAAGAGTGGTGGTTGAGTCCCGACATGGCTAAGAGTGCTTAGCCCGATCACCAACCTTGCCAGTTTGCGGAAGGGCGGGAAGGTCCGTTCGAAGAAGAGAATGAAAGCGAGGAGCTAACCATGAAGCGTTGCAGCGAGAATAAGGGTTCACGCGGTTCGAAGATCATGCGGGGCGAGAAGAAGCCAACCGGAAAGATGATGCGTGGGATGAAGAAGGGACGGTCGTAGTCATGGCGACCCAAACAATCAGCGCGAGTCCGAAGATGAGAGCCTTGAAGCCGTTTGGTACAGAACTCCATCAGATTGAGAAAGACGGTCCTCGCAATACAAACTACAACGAGACGGTAAGGGCCAACAATAAGCGGTATGACAGTGGAGCGCCCGGTAAGACCCTTCCTCGCGGCAAGGTCGCAGATCAAACATGGCGCAAGAAGAAGGCTCGCTCCAGCGGGCGCTAGGAGCCTAGATGCCTGTAGTCCTGACATCGCCGTTATTTCCCTTCCAAGTCGGAAGTAGCCCGTACAGCCAAGCGTTTTCGGTGCAGTCAAATTTTGGCACCATGCTTCGTGAAGTCACGAACTGGAATTCGAACGTAGACTCCGAAGTAGCTGGCCGCATGGTGAATAACCGGATGCGGCAGATCATCGACCGCAGATCGTGGTATGCGACCAAGGTACGCGGCGTAGCGAATGTCCCCAACATCCAGACCACGGGAACCTGCACGGTCACCTACAACAGCAACATCGTTCAGGGGATCGGGACCGCATGGACTCCTGCTCTTGTTGGGCTTCAGTTCCGGCAGACGTTCACACAGCCTTACCAAACCATCGTCTTCGTCAATCCAGGGTTGCAGCAGTTGACGCTAGACACTCCATACCCAGGACCGAGCTTCAGTGGCGCGTATTACATTTTAGAGGTTTACATAAGTTTCGGGGCAAATGTTAAGAGGCTGAAATGGGCGTCAAACGCCTTGTTCGGTTGGCCCTTAGAGATTGGTGTCCCTGTCCAGGTACTTGAAGCTCGTGACCAATGGCGAGCGTCTATGGGTTGGGCTACAACGATGGCTACGCGGCCTCCGACCCCAGACGGACAGTTTCAGGTCGAAGTGTGGCCTTCTCCGTATGCGGCTCAGACCTTCCCATTTGAGGCTTACACACAACCGCCGAACATGATTCTCGATAGCGACTCACCGCAGGCGTGGATCAGGTCAGACCTTGTGGTGACCGGGGCGATTGCGGATGCTCTTCAGTATCGACCCAAGCAGAACACTTACTACGACCCAATGACGGCGATTACGGTTGCGGCCAACAAGGAGAAGCAATTCGAGAAAGACCTTCTTGAGATGGAGAACGCCGACGAGGGTCTGGAACAGCAAGCTGTGCAGTGGGATTACAACGACGAAGTGAATGTAGGCGGCGACAACTCGCTTTGGGGTCAGATGCACCGCTAACGGTTTTCAATTGAAGCCGCTTGGTCCTACAGCGCATAATGATTTTCGAGGAACTGAATTTGGCATACAAGAAGAACTACTGTGCTAACGAAGGATGCTTGAAGCATACCGTATATAGCGGCGGCGGGTTCGTGTATTCCGCTGAAAGACAAGCCTTCCTCTGTACGGACTGCTTCTACGGCCGTGGCCAAGTATTGCCGAACGTAGCCAAGAGCGCATTTGATTTCGTGACGACAACGATCACAGGGAAGCCGGTTCACGTCGAGAGTATGCAGCATCTTCAGCGGCTTGAGAAAGATCACGGATGTTCGAGTGTAGTCTTGAATGAGAACAGGTCGAACTGGGACCAGCCGAGGATGCCGCGAGAGAATTGGCAAACGCCGCCAGGACAGGTTTTGCCTCACGGTGTAACGGTAGGGGAGGTACGCAGATGAAGAAGAATCAATCGACAGACATGCAGGCAACGGTGCAGAGGCGGTTTGTGCAGCCGGAATCGGAGATCAGTCCATCAACTGCCATCCCCAGGTCAACGGAGTTCGATTTGATTCCAGACCCACGTGGAGGAGAGTGCTCGTTCTTCTCTCCGAAGGCAGGGAACGCAATGTGGGATGAAAAGGACCGGCCATGATCAGAAGTTGGGGACTACAAACTATCACCGGAGCCGCACAGCCTCTCTTCGGAGACAAGCTGACTGCGGCTTTCAAGAACTTGAAGCAGCCGAACGGATTCTACTTCGTGCCGGTTGCGAAAGCCTCCCAGTACCAAATAGGCGACCGCATCGTTCTCGGTTTTGGTGGATCGAGTCCGACGAACTGCTTGATGGTCAATGCAGTCAATACCAGCACCAACGTTCTCTCTTGCATATCTGAAGGCGATGCTCCGGTATCGAACTGGCCGAGTGGGACGCAGATCGTTCTGAGTATTGCTTGCGCTGTTCTCAGGATGAACAACATCACGAATAATTCAGGGAGCATCTGGGAAGGCTCTGACAGCACTGTTACGAATGTAGGTGGAGGCAGTGCTTTTCAAGAGATTTTAGTTAGTGGGTCTGACAATTTCGGTGTCGAACAATGGAACGCCATCAGGACAAGTGATATGTGGGTTGCCGGGACGCTAAATGACAAGATGGGTGCGGCGGCAATCATCATCTGATTCCAAATTTTGGAATCCAAGTCAAGGCCGCTCTCATTGGGCGGCTTTGCTTTTGAAAGGGAACCGTGGCGCTACTGGTACTCTCGGATTTGTTGCCGGATGTGCTGTCCAGAGTTGAGGAGGCCCTGCCTTCGGCTACTCCATCTGGACCAATTTTCTGGTCGCTGACCGGCGAGGTCTATCCGGCGATGGTTGACGGGATCTTCGAAGCGTCTCTCATAACCGGCGTAGTGCAGCTTGTGAGCGTCCAGGTGACCTTGGCAGCGAATACGACGTGGTTCAGCCTTCAGGCGTCAGGAGGGGGCCTCTACGCGAGCCCTACGGTCCCTGTGGGCATTGTGGCGCCGTTGAGGATGAAAGCGCCATATCCCATTAGGAAGACCTCTCTGAGTGGCTTGGATCAGATGAACCCCGGCTGGGGCCAGATGACACCGGGGACACAGATCATCGGTTGGGGGCCGTTGGGTGTTTCGGGGTTCTTCATCTATCCGCAATTGGTCGCGGAGGCTAACGTGGTCATTGACTTCATCGCTTGCCCGATCAACACCCCAAGGCCGCTAACAGGCAATGAGACCATTCCATTGCAAAGTGAGTTCTCCGATTTGCTGTCCAAGTACGCGGCGGCACAACTCAGAGCTAAAGAAGGCGGTCAAGAAGCAGAAGAGGCGTCTGTGGTTTTCGAGGAATATCTCGCCGAAGTTAAGGCCCTCAGCCTCTTCCAAAACCGCTTAGACTCGCTGGTTTTCTCGTCTGCGTATGGGGCAAGATCGGCAGTAAATTCTAAGACCGTGGAGTAGAATAAAGGGTGTCAGGGAGTGCGACCTCCCGGCAAGCCTCATCGCTGGATTGGAGCGACTATGACACCCCTCGAAGCAATTGTACCAACATGCATATTTTGCGGAACTAATTGCAAAGTTGGTTACGGCAACTGCCATTGCGAGTGTGGCGAGCAGACGAAAATCTGCACAATGACAAGCCGTAAATTCGGCGTCAAACAGGGCTATCCGTGCCGCTACGTGCTAGGTCATCAAAGCAAAATCAGGCCGATAATTGTAGATGCCCTTCCCTTCAAGATAGACGGAGTGTATTGCCGCCTCATCCCTCTCACTCGCGGACTCTGGACCATAGTTGATGAGGTTGATTACATCTGGCTGATGAGGTCAAAATGGTTTGCGAAACAGGACAAAAAGGGAAATTGCTACTATGCGGTTCGTCACGCGGACGGCAACCATAAAGCCCATATTTACATGCACAGAGAAGTTGCTGGAATTATTAAGCCAGATCACAAGAATCGCAATACTCTCGACAACCGAAGGGATAATGTCCGACCTGCATCTTCCGCCCAAAATATGCAGAATACAAAGAAGCCGGTTACAAACAAAAGTGGTTATAAAGGCGTCTCGTGGCATAAAGCTACGGGGAAGTGGACTGCACAAATTAGCGTCAACGGAAAGAAAGTGTATCTTGGACTATTCCCGACCCCTGAATTGGCCTATGCTGCTTACTGCAAGGCTGCTAGTGAGTTTCACGGAGCATTTGCTCGGGTCGCATAGTTCGGCCTACGGCGGCCGCAGCCAGGTGAACCCCAAAACAATAGAATAGCGATATGATGTAGGCATGAGCAACGAAACCTACGGCGGCATCACGCGGTCTTCAACATCACTGCCTTATTATTCGGGGGCTGGTTGCTGCGTTATAACTCTTGAGATGTTGCAGAATGCTTTGGCAAATCTGGAAGAGACTGGCAGGGCAGAGGAAAAGCGTGAGCGAGAGTTCTACGATGCCATTCGCCCCTTCAACCGGCTTTTAGACGAGAAGGACTACATCGGATACTTGGCGGCTTACAGGTTGGTGCGCAGCGCCTTCTATATGGAAGCCTGTCTCCATCCGAAGAACTATGCCGAGTACGTGGAAATTCTCACAGAACGCGGTCTCTGGCCGATTCCAGTAGACTCCACAAGCCGCTAGGTTGAAAATGATTCCATGGCGAAGTTGAGCGTGTCAGATAAGGGCTATGCTGGATTCAGTTGCCCTGGGTGTGGATACCACCACCGCATTCGCGTGAAAATCAACGGTCAGGCGCTTCTCCCTGAGCCCGTATGGGACTGGAACGGCAATGAAGATCTCCCAACAGTTATGCCGAGCATTAACTTTTCAGCAACTGATAGCGACGGGAAAGATGTTCGGTGTCACTCTTTCGTAAAAGACGGCAAGATTCAATTTCTCGGAGACTGCACGCACGCTCTCGTAAATCAAACCGTTGATTTGTCGGACTGGGAGGACTGATGTCATCCCCGACAGTTGGAGCAGGTTATCTTCGCGTGATCGATAGGCTCCAGGACGCGAGCTACGCGCTGATCCAGCCTGTCGTCAACGAGCAATTTCCTGCCGCGATCACAGCCGGTTCTCAAACGATTCCCATCAGCAATCCGGCAGTGTGGGTTCCCACGGTCTGCTTCTACGTCGGCGCTCAGTTGGTGTGCGGAGTGACTGGGGGGAACCTCGAAGTTGTTACGGTTACGGCTGTCAACGTGGGTGTGAGCTTCACTGCGAACTTTGCGAATGCTCACGCGGCAGGAGAATGGATAAACGGAAGCACGTTCCCGGTGCGGTATCCGACAGATCCGCTCTTTACTCAGTCGGAGATGATCGCATACATCAGCAGCGCCACTTCGGATTTCTACACGGACGTTCCGCTGGCGTACAACATCGCGGATTTGGTTGTGGCCCCAACGACTCAGAATACGGCTCTGTCGGCCGATTCGCTGTTTCCGGTGAGGGTGGCTTACGAGTCGTATCCGCTGAGGGAGACTTCACAAAGCAATCTCGATTCGATGTTCTACGGATGGAGCCAGCAGGCGTTGAGCCAGCCGAGGGTTTGGTTTAGGGATAAAATCGGCATCCAGAACGTCGGCATCTGGCCGAGGATGGGGAACAATCTTAGCTTGGAGTGTGTCTACGCGCAGCGGCAGGCGCAGACTATGGGGTGGGGAGACGGCTTCATCGTGCCGGACTGCCTAACTCAGTACATCCTCTACAGAACCCTCAGTTTCGCGTTCTCCAAGGACGGTGAAGCCAGGAACCCAGGTTTAGCGAAATACTTTGCAAGCCGCTACCAGTTCGGGGTAAAGGTCTGCAAGATGCTGAGTGACATAATTAACGATCCCCAGATGCAATAGGAAGTTCTCTCCGCAGCGTTCCCCAATAGCTTATTCACTCAGACTCTTCGGGGTTGTTTTGCCTCCACCAGAGGTCTTCAACCCATGCGCTGTGCTCAGGTTCCAGCGGCTCTGGTGGGTCGATGATACCTCTCTTGAGGCTCCAGACTTCGACAATCATTATGCCGTACCATGCGCGGAGAGTCTATGCCGCACAAGAGCGTGTCTCACTGAGAGGAAATCATCATGGAAGCCGCCGATTGATTCGGTTGAGCATCCGTTCAACTGGCGCTGAGTGTTGGCTTCGATAGCTTTTTCTTTAGATCGGCTTACATCTCTCAGCCGCCACTGCCAGTATTTGCACAGATCGCATGTGGAAATCGTGTCCATGTAGGCAGGATACACCGGATTGTGTAAAAGTGGGAAACAGGCAAAAAGGAACCCCGGCTTTGAGGCCGGGGCTGGAGGTAAGTGAAACAGCAAATGGAGGCAACCAAAAGGTGTGGGCGCGGTACGCCCCTATCACAAAAGAATCATACCAGACTTCCACAAATGCTGCAAAAATGTCTTGCGTAACGGAGTGACAGGTGTTACTTTGTGCGAATGGCATTCGTAAAACTCGACACCAAAATCCTCGATTCTACGCTCTGGATTGAACGCGACCTCAGAGAAATCTTCATCACAGCTCTTCTAATGGCAGAACCAAGAGAGTTCAAAGATCCCACTCGACAAATTGAGGTTGGTCAGTTGGAATTCACCGACTTCGAGGCTCCCCCAGGTTGGTACGGCTTCGTACCAGCCGCAAGCCTTGGAATCATTAACCGGGCCGGCGTCGACAAAGATGCTGGCTTAGATGCTCTTCGAAGGTTGGGGGAACCTGAGATTGAAAGCCGATCAACGGAGTTCGATGGCAGGCGAATGATTCGTACTGACGGCGGCTTTTTAATCCTTAACTTCATGAAATATAGGGACAAAGACCATACTGCCGCTGACCGACAAAGAAAACTTCGAGAGCGAAGGAAGCAATATCGTAACGGCGTTACGTAGCGTTACGTTACCGTAACATCACACATAGCAGAAAGCAGAGGCAGAAAGCAGATGCACATTACAGAGGCAGAGGCAAATGACAGAAGCAGAAACATTCCCCACAAGGCCGCTACGCAGTAGCGAGCCTTGTAAGCCTAGCGCAGCGACCGTAAAAGCAAGAGTAGTGGAATACGCGAGGAACCATGACATATCAGGAAAAGGTCTTTAGTAAATACCCGACAGCGTATTTATATTGGCGCAGGTCGCGTGTCGAGATACGCCGTCCACGGGAGCAGTCGGACCCGCCTGCATTGGTTGGCTACGTGTTCCTAAGCGGCATCCACTGGACCGATGAAGAGGCTTGGAAGGACGCGGCAAGCCGACTCCAAAATTTGGAGAACCAATGATGAGTGATAAATTGCCATGCTCGACTTGCCATGCCGACTGTTGCGGCATAGTCCCTTTGTCGGCGCATCGTCTCGCGGCAATTGAAAAACATCTGGCGAGCGTACCGGCTGAAGAGTACGCGGTGCTAAAGGCGCAAAAGAGAGGGAAGTTGACTTGCGCTTTTGTGGACACGCGGAATTGGACATGCGCGGTGTATCCGGTGCGGCCAGCCTTGTGCGAGATTTTCGGCAGGACCGAAGGCGCGGAGTGCCCACATCATCCGCAGTTGGTAAACATCATTACGCGAGACGTAGCTCGCATGAGAGTTTCCTTAGATGGAGAAGAGGACGACATTGTGGCTCTATCGCACGAGTTTGTATACGCGGGAGAACGGTCCCAATGAATGACCACAAACTCTACTTCATCGGCGCTACCTCCCCAGACCGGAAGAGTTGGCTAGGCCGCGAACGACCGAAGAGTACGTGCTCAGGAACCGAGTGTACGGTGAAGCTGCCAGAGGCTCCAGACCGAGGCTCGTACAAGATCGAGTGTGAGACCTGTCCGGCCTGGGCTCTGGTTACGGTTGAGAAGTCGGTTTCCGACCCGAGGGAGTTTACGATGCCTTGCGGGAGGGTAATCTGGCCTGACAACACGAATCTGCCAACATGATACAGTTCCTAATATGGAGGGTTTATGGGACAGGAAACAGGTATTTCTTGGTGCCACTCAACTTTTAATTCGTGGCATGGATGTACAAAAATTTCTCCAGGGTGTGACAACTGCTACGCGGAGACACTCGACAAACGGTTTGGAGATCCGCATTGGGGTAAGGGAGTTCCTCGTAAGGTGATGAGTGACGCTTACTGGAAAGAGCCGTTGAAATGGGATCGGCTTGCCAAGAAGTCAGGGAATCCGTGGAGGGTGTTCTGCGCTTCGATGGCAGATGTGATGGATGACGAGGCACCGGCCGGTCAGCGTGAGCGACTTTGGGGGTTGATCGACAACACGCCGAACCTCATCTGGCAACTCCTCACAAAGCGACCACAACGGTATGCTAAGTACCTGCCGCAAGAATTCAAGCACGGCAACGTGTGGCTCGGAACGTCGACAGAGGATCAGAAAAACTATGATCTTCGCTGGCCGTATCTGTACCGGGCTGCTCTCGGACGCGACCTGACAACATTCATCAGCTATGAACCAGCTCTTGGGCCGCTGCAAATAAACGGGATGGGTCAGTGGGCGATTGTGCCGGATTGGGTGATATGCGGAGCAGAGAGCGGAGCCGGACGCAGACCGATGGAACAGAAGTGGGCCGAGGATGTGCAGAGAGAGTGCAAAGCCAACGGCAGTAAGTTTTGGATGAAGCAGATGGGCGCAAGAACGTCAGCGGAAGGTGCTGCTTTGATCCCCGCTCACTTGCTGATTCACGAGTTCCCCACAGAAACGGTTTAAGGTGTATTCTGCCTACATGAAGCGATTGATTTGCAAACTATTCGGCTGCAAGCCAAGGCCAGTGAGGGACCGGCACAATCCGTACCGGCTTCATCTGGCCTGTGTGCGTTGCAAGAGAGTTCCGGTGGTCAAGTGAGAGGCGCGTTTGAGTATGACGAGTTCGACGATGATCTTGACGAGGGGCCAGAAGATATTCCCGTGTGCCCTGAATGTGGCAGCGACGATCTGACCATTGTTGGTGAGGGACAGTACGTTTGCGAGGACTGCGGGGAGCGGTTTGTAGAGGGGGAAGAGGATGCCTAAGAAAGTCGATCTGATTGAGGAATGTAAGTTGAAGTGGCCGGATGGATGCGAACGAACGCGCATCAAGGAGCGCAAACCGCAACACTCATGGAAGAAGTCGTGGGGTCAATACCGAGATATGCTTGCCAGCGAACTTGACAAGATGGAAGCAACGTCAATCCTCGTCTGCCGCTCTGAGGGTGATCGTCTCGACCCTGGCGTGTCGGTATGGTGGTCAATGAAGAAGGAGGACTTCTCTTGGCAGCAGGGGTTGGGACTCGAAAGCCCTGCGCCGACGCTGGCTGAGATTGACGAGGCATTCCGCGACCGCGCAAGGAAGGCCCACCCCGACTCCCCAGGTGGCGGCGATCCTGCATTGTTTAAGAAGCTGTCCGAGTGGCGTCAACAGGCGAAGGCATGGATTCTTGGAACGCACGATCATCGACACGAGTATGTGATGGCGATTGACCAGTACACGGAGGCGCGGTTGAATCTTTGCGCTCTGCGGCTGGCATTCTCTTATATTCGCGGCCTTGAACGAGTTGGGGCACCTGCAATCCTCACGCAAACCCTTGGCGCATTCAGAGCAAAACTTACAGGAGGTTCCAGTGAGTCTGTCCATTCTTAGTTCGCTACCGGACCCGCTTAAGAGAGTCCATCAACTTCAGCAAGAGATTGATGATCTACGGAATCAACTTGAGGACGCGCAGGACGATCTACGCAAGGAGCGGCAGAAAACCGCAACGATGGAGCGTGGGGTTTCTCGTTTACGTGAAGCTCTCACGCCTGTCTACAGTGGCTTGCAAATGATCTTTGGAGAGATTGAGGCTACAGGTGTGCAGGGAGAGATGGCATCTGCCTCGGGACTTGATCCTCGCAAAGCCGCAGTGTGGGAAGATTGGAAGAGGAAAATGCCGGGTATTCCTGCTCGATTCATCGACGCTCTTATGCTCCACGGAGAACTATCTCAAACACAGTTGCGGCTTCATGCAAAGTGCGCTCAGGGGAGCGTGGCTGGAGTTGTAAGTCAGTTGTGGAAGGCTGGACTCATCAACAAGAACGGCGGCAAGATCAGCCTGAAACAGTTGTAGGATTCCAAATTTTGGAGTAAGAATGTCACAGATACCGTTTCTCGTCATTTCCGATGCAGTTACTTCCCCTACAGGTTTGGGTCGTATAGGGCGTGAGCTTTGCATCCGCATTCACCAAGACCTATCAGACGTGTTCCGTTTAGGAACACTGGGATATGGCGGAAACACAAGCCGCGTCTTTCCCTGGCAGCAGTATGTTCTTTCCAACCCGGACAATTGGAAAATCCCAGAACTGCCGCGAACGTGGCTCGACTTCGCCGGAAAGCAACCCGGAATCATTCTCTTTATTCTGAATGCTTCGTGGCTATCCTCGATAATCCGCTTGGGGCCGGAAGAGGAACTTGAGAGAATCAGGAGAGGCCCTAGAGATGGAGAAATTATTGAGGCCAAGTGGGGCCTTACGGACCACGGCGGTCCATCTTACGATGCGATGTTCGCTCCCGAGTTGTTCGGAATCGACCGCAAGTAATTCCAAAATTTGGAAAGGTAGTCAGTGAACCTTCAGAGCTTGAGCAATAATCGTCTTTACGAAGAGTGGACAGACGCAATGGAGTCTTTCACTCAAGACCCGCAGAACGGCTACGCGAAGCGGCGTGAGGAGCAGTGCTTGAACGAGATTGTCAGACGGATGCAGGAGGCCAGCAGAAGGCCGCTGGTTAGGCAGGAGGCGTGAGCGACGACGAGTTGGTGGTTAAGTCTGTTTGGAAGAGTGCCTATATATTCCCCTAGAAAACCAAACCTCTTAGCGGTACTCTTTCGATATGGACAGCCAGTACCGGGAATTTCCTCTGATTTTCAATTCTGTTGGCATAGCAGCGAGAGCGGTCGATGATTTGCTCCCGCCCAACTCTATGCTTAACGCCGATAATTGCGAAGAGTTGGCCGAAGGAGCATGGGCACAAAGATTAGGTAGCCTTGTAAACAATAGCGGCGGGACCGTGGGAAGTCCTGTCTACCCATTATCGGGGAAGATTGTCAGCCTTTTTAAGCTCGGGGGGCTTTTTGGGGCGGCGTATAGGTACGCTGTTGATTCGGCGGGGAACCTCTGGAGACGGAGCGGGACCGCACCGGGCGCATACACAAAGATTTCATCGTCTCTGAGTGGGAAGCCGTGCTCGTTCGCGTCTTACACCAACACCGACTGGACTTCAAGCAATTATGCCTTCATCAGCGACAGCCTTGGCATGTTCAAGGACAACGGAACCTTTTCAGCGCCGCAACAAAACGGTATTTTTCCCCCGCAGTTCCCCGTGCAAGCATCCGTACAAGAGCCAGATTCCATCGTTCTCGACCCATCAATATCATCCTCTTATACAACTTCTGGAATGGGTGCTTTTACTGGAAACTACAATGTTGGGATCACGGGAAACACCACAGCGGCAATCACGGTTCCTGGGCTTCAAGCGGTTCCATTTTCCAATGGAAGTATAGCTCCGGTAACGTTGTACGCTTCTCTGATAGTTGATACCGGAGCGAGTCAGGAAACTGTACTTGTTGTCGGATTAACCACAACGGGGTTCATTGCTAATTTCACGAAGACCCATTTGACGGGGGCACTGGTAGAGCAATATGGGTGGTCTGGAACCGTAGCGGCTTCCACAACGGGTACGGTTGCTCTTGCTTTTACTGGAACTCCTGTGTCGGCTTGGCCGACGACTCTTCAACAGGCCGATTACATCAGTTTTCAACTCTACGTGAGCGATCCAACCCAAGTTCAATCGATCCAGTTGTCTTTTACCCTGGGAGATGGATCAACGTTCTACAAAGTCATCGCTCAAGGCCCGTTACAGAATCTTCTGACGACAGCTTCATCAAACTCCACGGACGCTACGACAGCCGCTACAGACGCACTGCTTGACGATTCTCTAGGGCTTTATAACCCAGGGTCAGGTGGAATCGCTCAATTGAATACAGGAGGCGGATGGACGGCGTTTCTACTTCAATTGTCGGACTTCGCAGGGTCTGGAAATGCGGACTTCAACTCTCTCACTGATAACTGGTCAAACATCACCGGCTATCAGATCACAATTGTCACCAACGACAACGCCGCTCCGGTTCTCATTGAAATGGCTTCTCTGCTTCTCGTCGGAGGGGCAGGCCCGGACACGCTTGGTGGGGTGGGTTACGACTACGTTTGGACGTTCTTGAATCCGGTCGACGGAACGGAATCAAACCCGTCACCGATCATGACGAACCAGAATCCTCCAAACCAGACGAACTGGGTCTACCCACGGCGCCAGCCGGTGTTGTTAAACATGAACGTGACTACCTACGGACCCGCAGGGCAATTACAGGACGGTCAGATCGGCTATTTGAGAATCTACAGACGAGGGGGAACGCTCGGAGACAACTTCAGGAGACTGGATGAAATCCCGGTCACCATATCGGCCGGCGGGATAGTACAGTACACCGACACCACGCCGGACTACCAGCTTGCCGGAGCGGATTTTGTCTCGTTTACGAATGACGTTCCGGTGCCGAGTCTGCTTCCTGTCCCGGTAAACAATACGGTTGGAATGGCAATCAACACCACCAATCAAGTTGCGACTGTGACTCTGGGGACGCCGCTTTCTGTTTTCGTTATTCCAATCCCAATAGTCGTTCGCCAGCAGGTAACACTGGGGAGCCCAACGGCCATTTCTAACAACTTCGAAACCGTAACGGTTCTGTCTGTGATTTTTGGCGGCTTCGGCAATAGAGAGATTGTGGGTTTTACAGCTTTTGTGCAGAACACTCATGCAATCGGAGAGCAAGTCCAGGCGAGCATCAAGGTAGGCCAGCCGGTTTACGGGATGGTGATTGCCTTCAACAAGGCTTGGTATTGGGGAGATCCAAACAACCCGTCGACGCTCTACTTCTCAACGGGAAACGCGCCGCAGTACGTGGGAGAGGCGAACAACGTCATTGTCTCGACGCCGGATGACTACATTACGGCGGTGGTGCCGTATGCCGGGAACGTGTTCGTGAGCTGCGTCAAGAGCGGATGGTGGATGATTCCTCCAGACTCTCCGGCAACTCAGCCGCCTTATCCGACAAAGTGTAAGTTTGGGTGCATCGCTCCGTTCGGTTATATCGTCACGGAGAAGGCCATCTACTACATGGCCGTGGACGGTATCAGGGACTTTGCGGGGGGAGACTCAGAGTATTTGAGTTTGGCGATTGAGTTTCTCCTACAGTCCGTTGGCTCTTCCCCTATCGTAGAAGCGAACCTGAGTCTATTGAATCAGACGGTCGCAGCTTACTGGAATTCGATGCTCTTCTTTTCGTACATCGGCACGGACGGAAACCGCCACAGACTGATCATGCATACGCAATACGCGAATCGCTGGCGGAATGACGATGCGGACGCGCAGAGCATCTACTTGGAAGCCGACACCAATCAGTTGCTCTATGGTGACTCAAACGGACTCGTCCACATCGACAGGCAAAACCTGCCCACCGATCAGGGAGCGTCTGGGGGGGTACTCGTCGCAAACCCAATCGCAATCAATTTGCAGACCGCGTACAGTTTCCAAGGCAGTCCTGCCAACCAGAAGCAGTACAATGCGGTGCAGATCGACTGCAACACCGGAGGGCAAACCCTCAACGTATCGGTGCTCTTCAACGATGGGGAGATCACGGTTCCGCTCGGGACGATCAACAACACACAGAGAGGCAAGATCAACCTGCCAGTGAATGCCGGACTCGGGCAGCAAGCGTACAAGATTTCGCTCTTGATTGCGGGGAACGTAAGCGCATGGAGTTACCTGTTCCAGGCAGCCGTGGAAGCCCTTGTGCTGCCGAGGACGCGCAAAACACTAGATTCTTACGATATGAACTGCGGCGGGGCAGATTCCAAGATATGCCGAGACTTTTTTGCCCAATACAGTGCCACGGCCCCGATCACTGTAAGCGTGTATTACGACAGCAATCCAACCGCAGCATTCACCTTCACTATGCCCACGGCTGGTGGCATCAGGAACCCGCTCAGGCAGCGTCTACCTGGGATTCAATTCCGCACCATAAGGCTCGTGGCAACCTCAACAGGCGACTTCATGTGGTGGCAAGATACTTGTCTTTGGACCAAATTTCTCTGCCAAGGTCGCGGCTATGAGAAAGTCTTGATCGTGGAAAACTAAAGCGTACCGGGATGAATTATCCCCAGGTTGATGAGGCAGAACAGGATAAACAACACAGCGCCGAGAAGTCCGACACCATACCGGAAACCGGCTGGCTGCGTTGCTGGGATAGCATATCCGCCAAAGCCGCAGAGGAACATCAGAATCACCAAGATGATATTGAGCATAGGAGTACCTCACTCCAATAGGATGCCGGATAATCATTTGAGGCTGTTCCGAAGTGCTCATTCCCTATTCTGCCTACATCGGTGATATTCTCGGTGTGGAGGGGAAAGACTTGAAACTGACAATGCTCAAAGGGCTTCCCGCAAGCGGGAAGTCTACGTTTGCCCGTATGGCAGTGAAGGCAAGCGGTAACGATGGTCGCATCAACCGGGATGATTTGCGAGCCATGTTGTTTGAATCGGTGTGGACCGGCAAGCGCGAACAGGTCACGATTGACTGCGAGAAGGCCATTGCTGAAGTGCTATTCAAGCACGGCATGAACCCCATAATTGACGACACAAACCTTGGGGTAAAGCACCGTCAGATGTGGTCTGATTTTGCGAAGGATCACGGACAGGCGTTTGTCCCGCACGATATGGATGTAGATATAGGCGTCTGCATTGACCGCGACGGCAAGCGCAATCCGGGCGTCGGACGACCTGTAATCGAAAGGCTCGCTCTTCAGAACGGTATGATTGAGTGGGGCGAAAGGCCGATTGCTCTGGTAGACATTGACGGAACTTTGGCTAACGGTGACCATCGGCAGCATCTCGTTACGGGAGAGAAGAAAGATTGGACTTCCTATTTCGAGGAGTGCGACAAAGATGCCCCGGTTGAGGCTGTATTCCGCAAAGCGCACGAACTGAGCAAGGGTCACACTATCTGTGTCGTGTCTGGGCGTCCCGATACTTACTGGTTGAAGACTTCTCTGTGGTTCTTACGTGCCACATGGGAAGGTTTTCCGCTCCGCATTGACCATATCTTCATGAGGTCCGGTGGAGACAAGCGGCCTGATACTCAGGTGAAAGCCGACTTTCTGAAATACATGCCGAAAGAGAAGATTGCTCTGGTTCTTGATGATCGTCCTTCTGTTTGTCGCATGTGGGAATCTGAAGGGCTGAACGTCGAGTGGGTTCGGGGCCGTGATTTGGAGGAGTTCTGATGCAGTTGTTCGATTACGTTGACCGCGAAAAGTTGATGCAACAGATTGCCGATGGGATGGTGAAAGAACAGGTTCATCCCTCATTGCCGCTCCGCATTCTCAACTACACACAGAAGGCCCAATTCAGCCCTGAGTTGTGGAATGAAGTCACCGACAAGTGCCGAGGGCTAATCTTCGATTCGCAGACCAGCGAAATTGTTGCGCGGCCATTTTCCAAATTTTGGAATTACTCAGACTCCCGGCATCCAGAAACAATGCCAGAAAACTTCCCCGCAACCGTGCCGAGCATTACGCGGAAGTTCGATGGGAGCCTTGGGATTCTCTATCGCTACGATGGCAAGTGGGCCGTTGCGACACGCGGATCATTTACGAGCGATCAAGCGGTGTGGGCAACCAACTGGCTCAATAGTCGCCCCGCATTTATTTGGCCTCCCGGATTCACGCCTCTTGTGGAGATTGTTTTTCCTGAAAATCAGATTGTTGTGAAGTACGACTGGTCTGGTCTTGTAGTCCTCGCAAGTGTCCATATCGAGACTGGCGAAGAGATGCCGATGAAGTTTTTGCGGCATTGGACAGGTGAGAACAATCTACGGGTCGTGGATGAGTTCGACAAGCCGCTGGATGAATGCGTTGTGGAGGATGTCGAGAACGAAGAGGGCTATGTTGTGGCGTGGCATCGCCTCGGTACATGGCCGTTGCGCGTCAAGGTGAAGATGGATACGTATTGCCGTTTGCATCGGCTTTTGACCGGAACCAATCCGGTAACGATTTGGGAGATGCTGAGAGACGGCCTCGACTTGACTACGGTAACAACGGACGTTCCAGCCGATTTCGTGGCATGGATCAACAATGTGGAGAGAGTTCTCCTGAGTGCATATAAGGTGATCGAGGATGCGGCTTTGGTTGCGATGCTTGAGTACGAAGGAGAGAAGATAATCACGACCGCCGAGCAGCGCAAGCAGTTCGCTCTCTATGCCGTTGCAAAGCCGCCGCTGACTCCGGTGCTGTTTGCCATGCTGGACGGAAAGAACTACGCGCCGATCATCTGGAAGATGTGCCGACCTAAAGCTACCGACACGTTCAAGGTGGACATTGACCTATGAGGTACTTGCCAACATGACGGACCTGTTGCATAATGATTTTGCGAGGTAGAGCAGCCCGGTAGCTCGATGCGCTCATAACGCATAGGTCGTGGGTTCAAATCCCACCTTCGCAACCAAGATTCCACCAGAGAGGGCGTTGTACTCGAAGAGAAAGCCGATCAGGATTCCGCTCCTCAAGCACGTTGGAAGGAGCCTCCCGTGGGGACTGGCGAGCATCCGTCAGGGAAAAGGTTAAGACGTGCGACGGCTCATATCTGAATTCGAGGCCCGCAATTGAAGTGCCCGCCGATGATGATGCAGTCGGCGGTTTTATTTTGTGTTACGATGTACGCAATTAGCCAGTCCCTCTCAAATCTCCTCGAAGCACACTCCCGCCTAGTAGTCTCCTCTTGTTGACCAAAACTCCTACCTTTGCGGCTGGCTGGAAAATCAGCGGGTGAAACCGCTGTCCAAAACCGCACGACACAGATTCAAAATTTGGTGGTACAATGTGCATGAGATTGGTGGAGGGATCACTTGGCTACTAATCCGCGCTACGATCCACTAGAACAACTACGTGAAGCTCTGGACTTTCAATGGGAAACGCTGAGATGCAAAGATCGTATTAAGCGGCTTCTCAGAGAGATTCGCCATGAACTAAAACCCAAACTCGCAACCAACTCAATAGCGGTTCGCTTCACAGGAGACTCCATGAACAACGCTCTGGTACTCAACGTAGGTCAAACCTCGCAGGCGTCCATTCAGCCGCTTCTGGCCGATGGCGTCACCCCTTCGGGCGGCACGCTGTCAAACGTCGCCTATAGCTTCAGTGATCCATCGGCAACGGTGGTCCTGAATTCCGATGGTGTCACGGCAACTGTTACTGGCGTAGCGGCCTCAGCGGGCGCTGTCACCGGCACGGCATCCTGCGCCGTCACCGATACTGATGGCGTGGTTTCGCAGTGGTCGCAGTCGTTCACGATCACGACAAACGCCGTGGCGCCGCCTCCGTCGCAACTCACGCAATCGGTCGCGGTCCAGTTTACGACGCCGACGCCCTAATGGATCGGGCATCCCCGGTAGGTAGACAGAGCCTCAGCCTTTTTGGGTTGGGGCTTTGTTGTTTACCATAAACTGCGAACATAAGGTATCATCAATCCATGCCGAAGCCTCCCAAACTCGGAAAGATCACGTTCTCCTCGTTGTCTCTTCCTGAACAAATTCAGATGAGCAACTTGCAGGATGCCGTGAACATTCTCGGGGGTCATTCAGGGGAAGTCGAGTTAAGCAATCATCTTAATCTTTCTGGGAACAAAATTACGAATGTGGCGCCACCGACCGCAGGTAGCGACGTGTTGACGAGCGAAGCGGCAGAGGCAGCATACTCCGCAGCGGCCTTGAAACCGCAAATTTCTCCAAGCGGTTCACAGCCGATGCTTGGATACCGAATCATAAATTCAGGCAGTCAGCGCGAAGCCCAGAGCAGTTTCTTAAATGATTTGATGAGCACTCCCCCCAATGCCAACAATATCTACCCACTGTTGAGCAACGTATCTGGAGGGGTGAAGGTAATCATTCCAGCAAGTCCTTTTACTTTTGCAGATGGGAGCACCATATTGCTTCTATCGAGGACAGACACGCTCAGTCTTCCTACGGTTTACGCTATCAGCACGATTGGTTGTGTATCGAATTTGGTGACGGTCCAGACCGTGAATCCGATAAGCGTAAGCCGGGGACAGGTTGTGACGATCATAGGAGTAAGTCCAGCAGGGTTTAATGGGCCGTGGGAAGTGACAACATACACGCCTCCAAACGAGTTCACGTATCAGGATTTCTTGGGGACCGTAAGCGGCTCTGGCGGAAACGTGGAGTTGGGCAACACCTATTACTACATGGCCAAGAAGAGGAGCCAGTTTGTTGCTTTGGTTGGTCCGTTATCTGGGGACACAGCTTACAATCGCTTGCGCGTGTGTGCTGATGGTTCCCAGATCGTAGCGGTTGTGTCGCTCACATCTTCTGGCGGGGTGGTTGCTCAGAGCGGCGGCGGTGGGTCGCCTATAATCGGATCTCCCACGGCCGGAAGTTTTTTCTAGGAGGTAGACATGGCGGACACGACATCAATTGTAGTCGACAAAGTAGCGGTAGATTCAAATACCGGCTATGTCAGCATCACAGTGCATTCGGTGACGACGAATGGGACGAGCACCTGGAATGGACCTTCACAGAGCTACGGCTTGGATACGAATCAGTATGCGAACCAGTTCAGTAGCGAAATCTCCCAGGTAACGGCTTGGATTGTGAATCAGCACACAGCCTTCAATGGGGCGAATACTACTTTGACAGCGGCTTTGGGGACGCTGGTGGGACAGACGATTAGTGGGACTTCCGTGAATACCACAGGTGCGCCTGTGTTCTCTCCACCTTCGGGGACTTATGGAAGCGTGGTAGCCGAGATTGTCTGTGCAACGCCCGGAGCCGCAATCTACTACACCACGGATGGGACGACACCGACGACGGGTTCGACTCTGTATAGTGCGGCCATTACAGTTTCAGTCACGACGACAATCAAGGCAATCGCAGTGGCGACGAACTATGCGAACAGCGCAGTGGCAACGGTTGTCTACACTATCGGGGAGTTGTAGGGATTCCAAAATTTGGAGTGAGCCGTGGGGAACAAAACCATTTACGTGAAACCTAGGGACATTCCCCTATGGGAATCACTGCGACTTAATAAACGCAGTATCGGTTCCATGTTTGCGGATTTTTTGCGGTCAAGCGCAGACATCGCCGGGAGCGAGGAAAAGATCAGCCAGGATCAATTCCTAGCCGTGAATCCGGCGAGAGAAGATCAGAGAACGATTTATTTTCTGTGTACTCTTTGCGGCTGTTTGGTACGTTCCGATTACGTTGAAAAACACCAAGATAAATGTAGACCGAGGGCAGCATAGCATTGGCACTCGACGAGAACTGTTGTGGAAGGAACTGTAATTTCAAAATTTGGAGTGAAGGGTGAGCAGATGAATAATTGGGAGTTCATGACCGACAAAGCCGCAGTGGTTCCTTTCACTCCTGGTACTGTTGTGTATAGGGATGGGATGCTCTCAACGCTCTACTACAAGACAAAAGAAGCAGGGTTGCTTGAAAAAGTTCTGTGTGGCGACAATCCCGACCATGACCACTTCATCCGAATGTTCGATGAGTCCAAAAAGGTTTTGCAGATTCTCTGCGAAGTTGAAAACGTGGGAGAGAAAACAGAGAACGTGATTCCAGTTGGGTACGCTTGGGTTGAAGCGGCAAAAGGAATTGACGGCGCAAGAGCGGCGATGTGCGGTTTTTGCTTCTTCCGGCACACCCGCTACCTGAGAGACCTTGGAATGCTCGGAATTTACTACTGGATGAAGGGTTTGAAGATCACCGTTCTTCATGGAGTGATGATCGAATCAAACCAAGCCGCGATCAGATATGCCCTCAAACTCGGCTTCCAAACCACGGCCACAGTTCCCAATTTTCACTTCTACCAGGGGAAGTTGGTTCCCGCTCGGGCGGTCATGATCGAGGCAAAAGATTTCCTCCCGCAATTCTCTAAGTGGCTTGAATCAAAGAAATGTGTGGCAGAGCCGGTATAGTTGGCGTTACCCTCTCTTTGAGAGAGGTATACTCCGATTTCCAAACCATCTGGTGCCGAGTCGAGTCCGGCCTTAGAAGCGGCTCAGACGGGGCTTGCCCAACAATTGACGGCTACGGGAGCCCAAAGCGCCCAAGAGGGTTCTACTCTCTTTAACCTCGCCCTGCCCGGACTCCAGCAAGCAACGTCTTACTACGGCAAGCTGGCAAGCGGCGATCCTAACGCGCTGGCAAGGGCAAACGCGCCGGCCATCCAGCAGATTACCGGACAGTCGAACGAGCAACTCAAAAACATCATGCAGAACGCTCCGAGGGGTGGAGCGAGAGACCTTGCGCTATCCGAAGCGGATTTGTCTAAGGGAGCACAGATTTCAAATCTGACAACGGGCTCTTATACGAACGCATTTGGTTCGCTTGCTGGTTTGGGAGGTCAGAACGTGAGCCAAGGTAACCAAGCTACCTCTTCGGGCCTTCAGGGGCTTAATGCCGCCGCCAATCAATACGGCAACCTCCAGCAACTAAACAACGAGCAAAAATCAACTATGCTTGGTTTTGGGGCGTCTTTGGCCGGAGCCGGTGCTTCAGTGGCGGGGGCACTCTAATGAGCGTGCAGAATGACCCTCTCTCGATTACTCCGTATACCTCAACTGTTCCGTTAATCCAATTGCCGCCCCAGGCGATAGAGCAACAGAGCCGACCGGCAGCGCCGTTGCAGGGCGAGTTCGGGCGGAAGGGAACAGGTGCGCTTGCTATCGGGGATTCTCTGCTCAAGGGGTTCATGGCAGGGCATCAGATGAAGGAGCAGCGGAAGAACGCGCAAGCCCAGGCGACGATCAACGCAGCGGATGCCGCAAGCGAAGCGGCCTACGGTCAGTATCAGGACGCTCTCACAAAGGCAGGCGGCAAGCAAGACGATCCAGCGGCTCAGGCAGCTTATCAGGCGTACACAACCGCCTTTCAAGCGGGTAAGCAGGCTAAGGCTCAGTTTGTCATTCCCGAGAAGACTCAAAAGGGAAAGAAAGCCGCAGGGGATACGGACCCTGTAAAGTCACCGGACGACAAGAAAAAGAAGAACCCTGTAAGCGCCGGGTTCAATAACATCGGGGACTTCTTTGCGGCAAACCCCCATGTTATTCCGAAAATCGCCCTAGTAACCATGCAACCCAAACCACCGGGGTTGTCACCACAGGGCCAACAACAAGTCCAAAGTTTGGAATCCGGTCGGCTTGCGAACGAGGAACAATCTCGGAAGTTACAGAACGAGAAGACCGTTCAAGCAGGGTTTTCTACGTTTTCCCATCTGTCGCCGGATGAGATAGCGTCTCTGCCTCCCGATGCGAAGAAGAACTACGAGACATGGCAGAACGCAAGAGCGGCCCTTGCTCCAATGAAGTATACGGGAGCGGCGAAACTGTACCAACTTCCCAGCGGGAAGAAAGCGTACCTGTATCCAGAAGAGGCGAACCAGTTTTACCCAGACGCACAGCCGGTTGACAACACAGGTCCGAAGGCAGGTTCCGATGCTGAATTGGAAGACAAATACCTCCAAAGCATCGGGGTGACCAGAGACAAAGCTACTGCCGAGCAACTGGCATCCGCAAAGCAATATGCGAAAGCGGCCGGAATTGTGTCAACGGCGACCACGAGCACGTCTACAAGCAACCCGCAGGGAGACAGAAGCACCACCACAACGCGCACAGCGAAGCCGGGAGGGATAAGTAAGCCTCCAAAGGCAACGGCGTCTCCTAGCGGGCAGGGAACGCAGGGAATAAGCCGTCCACCGCAGGCTGGCAAGACTGCATCGCAGGCCGCAAAGACCGGAATCACCCCTCCACCGGGAGGCAAGCAGACGGCTCTGACAGCCTCTGTGACACGTCAAGCGGTAAAGGCTCAGCAGGAAGGCTACCAGAAGGCAGAGACGGCCTACACGAAGACCATCGAGGCTGCGGATAAGGCATTTGCTGCGGCTCAGGCGAAGGCCGCTCAATCTGGCGACCAGTCGATTCTCGCAACCGCTCAAGCGGTCAAGGATCGGGACTACGCGCAAGCTGTGATTGATCGAGAAAAGGCAAAAGGTCGCGTTGCAGCGGAGTACGACGCTGCCGTAAAGTCAATTGGGGGAACACCAGGAGCACAGGCAGGCGGAAACTTGCCTCCAGGATGGCAATGAGCGATGGCCGAACAGCAAGTTTGGAACCCGGTTCCAGAACTCAAGCAGAAATATCCTGGCTTGAAGGATTGGACCGATGAGAAAATCTACAATAATTTGTCGGACCCGAATAAGTTCCGGTCTGCTTTCCCTCAGTACGCCAATCTTGGCGACGATGTAATCAAGCGCAACATCGACCGACTGAAGACCTCCACCCAACAAACAGCGCAGGCCGCTCCGGTTGCGGATATGTCGCGTGTCAACCAGCCATTTAGTGCTGAAGATGCTGCACGTTTTTACAATCAGACGCCAGCACAGAAACCTCCTGCCCAACCGCCGGCAGAGTTGAAACCGTGGACTCCAACTCCAATTGAAAAGGCTGGTATCTGGTTCAGAAATACGCAGACCGGAAAGACGCTGGCGAATTCGTTTGATGATATTCGCCGTGGGGCAAGCGCAATTTGGGAAAAGGCGCAGAACCCGCTTGGTAGAACCGATGAGGAGTGGAAGAATCTCAAGGAAAAGCAGGAAAAGTTTATTGATGAGTACGTTCCTGCAACTGTAGACGCCGCCAACTTAATGTACGGAACGCCTACCGGAGATAAGATCAAGTCTATTGCTAAGGGAGGAGCAAAGGGGACAGTTCAATTTGGCGAAGAGTTGACTTCTCCGGTCCAGATCGGATTGATGGTTGGGACTTTTGGTGAGAGTGCTCTTGCTCAGACTGCGGCCCGCATTGGATTGCCGAGGCTAGTTCCGGCCGCACGAGTGATGGGCAAGTTGATTCAGGCTCAGTTCATCTCCCAGATGGTTGAAGGGTCATACATAAATATCCGCGATGCCGTGAAGGGCTACATCAGTGGAGATTGGGACACAGCTACGCAGCAGGCAGTAAATGGACTGGGAAGTCTGTTGATGGCAAAGGCTGGTATCAGCCACGTCGACGCGACAGAGAGAGTGCAATCGGATCTGAATAAGATGTCCCTCGCTACTATGGGGAAGAAGTTTGACAAACTATCTCCAGAAACCCAGGGGCTAGTTATCGATCAGACCGTTTCCAGTTCGCCAGAGTACATAGCGATGATGGCTACGGTTGACGCCAAGAATGCCGAAGTCGCAGACGGCATCCGGCAAAAACGGCAGATGCAGGCGGCTCACTATGCTGGGCTCGCGTGGGAGCAGGCTTGGCATCCAGAGGCGGCTCAGAGAGCGGTTAATGCTCTGCACGAACAGAGAGCGGAAACCGCAAGAAAAGAGCAGGTACAGAAAGTCATTGGTACGATCAAGGCCAAGGTCGACCAGCGTACCGAAGAACTCAAAAAGCAGACAGAGGAAAGCGCCCAATTCTTAGGCGCAAGGGACACCGCAATACAAGAAGCCCGTGCGCAGGAGCGCAAAGAGGCAGCGGCGTCACGCGAAGCCATCCAGCAAACCGCAGAGGAAATCTCTAAGGGGCGAGAGGAGACTTTCGCCAGTCGTCAGGCGGTCGGTCAAGTTCCCACCGAAGCGGAAACTTGGCGTCCTGTCGAATCTGAAGTAGACGGCTCAGGGCACGTCACTTACCCTGCTCAATTTTGGGGAGAGACGAATAGATTTGGTGTTGGAACTGACGGGGAAAGACACTCGGTTTATCGTCAGACTCCACGCGGAGTTGAATGGCTGGACCGCAACGGCAACTTCACTGAAACGCCAGAATCTCTGTACTTCAATGCCGATCCTCAAACGTCCGACACGGTTGCAAGACTATCTTCTCTGAAACTTGCGGCTGATGGTTTGGCAGCGCAACCGGAGGCGACAGCCGAAGAAGTCAAGGAAGCGGCGACTTTGGGAGAGATTCGCCAGCAGTTGATCGACGGAGAGATTAACACAGGCGAAGCGCAGAAACGTGCTGGCATCGCGGAGAAGACTACTCTTCCAGATGTATTCATGGCGGCTCGGGAAGGCCGTCTCAACGGACCATTCAGCGAGAAGTCCGCAAATGATTACGCATCGGAAGTTGAAGCAACTCTGCGGGAATCCGGCGCCAGCGAAGAAGAAGTCCAAGCGACACTCGAAAGCCTGCCAGAACTCGCAAGGGTGCAGATCGAATCGAATCTTCATCACGTCTACCAGCCGGGAGACTACATCACATCGAAGAAGGGTGTGAAGTGGACACTCGACGCGAAGGGAATACTGCACTCATCGGATGGCGAGACGGTCCCGTTGATGAAGCGGGGAACGTACTCGAATCAAGCCATGCAGCTTGCGGCTTCGGGCAAGGTTGGATACGGAACGAAGACCAGATTGGAGCGCAGGGCGGATTTCTCCAGAAACCGCGACATCAAGAGGCAGATCGGAGTCAGGCAGGAAGAGTTTGACCGGGAGATGCGGGTTGCACAACAGAACGCCGGTCTTGAAGAATCGACGATCACCCAGGAACGTGCCGACGAAGGCGAGAAGGCAGAGCGCCGCAAGGAGTTTCTTGCGCGGCCTCCGGTTCCAGAGGAAACCAGCAAAGCAAGAGAGCAGAGGAGAGCCACATACAAGGCATCGAACGATCCGAACAACATCATCAACCAACTGGCAAAGCAGTTTGGGACCACGCCGGATGAAGTGATGCGGATAGGACTTTCAGAGAGTCAACCGGGAACCCCGCAAGGCAAAGCGGCTTCGCTCGAAGTTGGCGACAGAATTTCAGATCCATTCCGTCCCGACAGGCCGTGGATTGTCGAGGAGAAGAACGGCAAGGTCTATCTGCGGTCTGGGCAGGCGAACCCGATACCATTTGACCGGCTGAATCCGAGCCCTCGTGTACTCCAAATTTTGGAAAAAGGGGAGATCACTCACGACCGGGACTGGACCGCAGAGGAGAAAGAGAAGGTCGCATTCGAAAAGCCGTATCTTGTCCATCGGAAGTTCCTTGTGGACGGCGTTCGTGACCGCATGGAAGGCAAGGTAAAAGACCCGGAGCCGAAGACACAAGTACAGGCGGAGACTCAGGCGGCAGCGGCAGATAGCCGGAAAGCCGCGGCTCATAAAGAGGCAGTCAAGGCCGTAGAAGAGGCATCTAACCCAGAGATTTCTCGTGACGAAACTCCTGAAAGAGCAGTGGCCAAAGCCGAACAGTTAGCGACAGCCGCAGAGGATGCAAAGAAGGTAGCCAAGGAAGCCGTAGCTCAGTCCGCGGAAGCAAGGGCAAAGGCGGGGCCAAAGGGAGACTTCCCCGGTCGTTCCCCGATCTCCATTCATCTCCGTGGAAAAGACACAATCATCGACCAGAACCAACGGCAGGTAAAAGCTCACTACGAACTTGTCCCGGCTGGCGCCGTAATCCTCTCTCATCACTGGGAGGGGGATAACCTTGTTCGTACCGACGATAATCTTTTCCCAAAGCAGTTGCAGCCGAGAGAGCCAAACGAAAGAACCATCCTTCAGAGACGCCTCGACGCGCAGCGTTATGCGGTGTCTGAGGATGGAAGGACTTCAGGGTACAACTTCGAGAAATTTGCCAACAGAACGATTGATGCCATGTCGGGACCGCCGCTGGTTGAACCTGGGGGCCGCACGGTAAGCGGCAACGGTCGTCTCCAGAGACTCTTGAAGCACCTTCAGGTGCTCAACGAGATAGCAGATCCGGTAGAGAGGGCAGCAGCCGTTGAAGAATTAAAGTCGAAGATGGCCGCACTCGCCAAGGAGAACGGCATTGGTAAATATCCAGATGACGGGCAGTTCTACATCGTTGTCAGAATGATGGACGATCCAATTCAGACGATAGAAGAGGCGACAAAATACGGACTTCTCTTCAATGAATCGGAAGCCGACAACATCAGCGATGCACAGAAGGGATTGGTGTACGGTCGGAGTTTGGATCAGGATGCGGTAAACAAAATTGGCCGACTGGTAGAAGAGTCAGAAGGCGGATTGAACGCGGCGATGAGAGATAATCCGCTTCAGTTTGCGGAGATTGCCGCAGCGAGATTCGACATCCCCACTTCACAGCAATCGTTGTGGTTCATGAAAGACAAGATGGGGAACGATGTTCTCACGGAGCAGGGGGAAAGACTATTCCGTAAGGCTGTAGTTGGTCATGCTCTTCAAGACCCCGACTTGCTTACAGGGATCGAGAATGAGACGGCTGGCAGAGCGTTAGAAAATGCTATCGGTTATGTGACGCGACTGAACGTATTCCCCGAATTGGACATCACCGAACCGATCAGGGAGGCATTGCAAGCCGCTAAGTTGACCGTCAACGTGGACCCGGATAGAGCCGTAAGCCGTGACAGGTGGGATGCGGTATATTCTCCAAGCCAAATTGATTTGACGGGAATGGAGCAAGAGGTTCCACCGGAGCCTGGAAGAGTAGTTGAGTCGCTGTGGAGGGCGCTGCATAGCTCACAGGCCGCTAATCCCCGTGCGTTCGGAGACAGGCTGAAGAATTGGATTTCCGATGAAGACACTCAAGGGGGAATGTTTGATTCTGCTGAGAAGTCTTTGGAGAAGCCGGTAGACAAGTTCAACAGGGTTTTCTCGAAGGAATTGAGGGATACGGCTTTCCGCAGGAACAAGGGGACAGACAAGGCGAAGACCGATGCTGGTTGGATGCTCTCTCAGGCCGAGTACGATGCGGCTTTGCAGGGCCGTGACGTGCCCGATGAAGAGAGGGTAGAAGAGAAGAAGCCGGAAGAAATCCGTGCCGGGAAAATTGGAGACATGCTGGGTGCTGGAGAGGTAGTCTCTACCGCCACAGGGCGCAAGACGACACCGTTCCCCAAACTCGATACTGATTCCAACCGGAAAGCCCAGAATACCGTTAAGCGTGTTGACCAATGGCTGATGGAGAACGCCATCGAGGAAGCCAGAGCACGCGGCGACGAGTTTAATCTGCGCCAGTTTGAGCAAAACAAAGCAAAGCCATCCCCAGCAGACAAAGACTCCGCAGAGATGTACCTCTTCGATAAAGAGAGCGTCCAGCCAATCCGGAAGTCGATTCTGAAATCCTTGGGACCGCCGCCTCAGACTGCATCTCCAGAGGATATATTCAAGCGCGATATCGCCGCAGAGATAGCGGCGAACGGTCATATCAGCCCTGGAACTTATAGGAAGATGCTGCACTTCTTTGAGGCGACCAAAGAGAACGCTGAAACTATCTACGACACTTCTAAGGCTTTGGCGGAAGCGAGATGGGAACGCCGCAAACCGGAGGGAGTGGAGCATAAAAATGCCTTAGCGTGGGTACTGAAAGAGATTGGCTTCAAGGGTATCGAAAAGGGCAATGATTCTCGCCATCGCGGTGAATATGTTTTTGCGGAAGGGATCATGCGGCTAAACGAAGCCGCAGACAAAACGACAGCTATTCACGAGTTCATTCACGCAATCTCCCCCCTTATTGACGAGGAAGAGTGGAAGCAGATCGACACGATCAAGGTCAACAAGGCTGCTTACAAGAGGGAATACGGAAGAGACTGGGACTACACAGGTCAAAACGAAAGGATGGAAAAACTGGCTTATGGAAGCGAAAAATTCTTGCGTGACGAAAATGCGGTGGACTTTCAGCCGGGATTTGAACTGCGGAAAGTCCTCAAAGACATCAAAGAAATGTTTATCTCCGTCTACCGTAAACTGCAAAGTGATCCTTTATCTCCGTTCAAACTCAGCGACGACTTCAGGCAGTGGATGGCAGACAATTTCGGAATTACCGGCTTCAATGTCGCGGACGATTGGCGAGAAAAACTTAAAAAGGCCAGAGCGCAAGAGAAAAAGATTGTCAGACCGGAAGACCAGCCGCATCCCGTGGTCAAGTTGGCGAGAGAGCTTGGAGGAACGGGACTGAGGGATTCAATCGACGGCAAGGTGGTTGATGAGGTTGGGGACCGCGTTGACCCGAAGAAGCCGAGTGTGATCATTACATTCTCATCCGAAGGAGATGCGTCAGCGGCCATAGGAAGCGACAAGATCAAGGGTGGGCAGATCATTGAGGGCAAGGATGGCACCTGGGGCGTAAAGATCAACACGACTAGCAAAGTGCCGAAGGGGAGTCTGTTTCAAGGACTACCGGAGCGTCACCCCGGCCTCCAACTCGAAGACCTTGAGAAGCGTCTGAAGGAAACCCCATCTTACAAGACCTTCGAGCGCCGTCTGCTTCAAATGCAAATCGACAACATGCGGAACCGTATTCGTGCCGATCACGGTGTAGAGCCGCTGGCACCGAAGACGGAGCCGGAACTTCCAAAGCAAGTGATTCAGGAGGCAAAGAATGCCAAGACAGCCGACAGAGGAAGAGCAGCGAATGATGGTCCTACTAAACTTTCAGAGCCTCCGCGAGTTGGAGGAATTCCTCAACCTCCCAAGCTGGGGGTGTCTGGATATGCAGGAGCCAAGCGTGGAGGGGCAACTGCAAGAGGCAGCGTACCAAGAGCGCCTGTAAACCTTGAGAACGTCAAGCCGGTCAACCTGGAGCCGTTGGCGGGGGTTCGTGGTGAGCCGGTAGGAACGACTGCGGGCGAGAAGTTCGATCAGAAGGCGTGGGTTGAGGGGCTGAAGAAGGCGGGCTTGCCTGAGTCGACTCCGGCGCCGACGTACTCGCTTGATCCAAAGGTTGCAGCGCAGTTGATCTACCCAGGCCAGAAGCAGATTGTGCAGACCGTGATGAGCGGGTTAGATCAAGGGGATGGTGTAGCGGTTGTGACGCCTCCTGGCACTGGCAAGACCTACCTCGGCAACGCTGTCATCAAAGAATTCCTCCGCAATAAACCAGATGCCAGTGTGCTTATCGTTTCAAAGAACAAGGGGTTGATTAGGAAGAGCAAGAGGGTTGCGGCAAGCACCTTCGGCTTCGATGTGGAACTAGATGTTCCAGAGGGTCAGCCGGGAGTGTACGGAGCGAGCTACAAGGGGCTACTCGACAACGACATCTACAAAAACTCGAAGTGGGATCTTGTAGTGGCGGACGAAGCCGGAGAAGCCCGTAGGTGGTACGACGATACAACTCAGCAGGGGCAAATGCTCAGGGACGTAGTTGCGAACTCAGGTAAAGCGGTCTACATGAGCGCAACTCCATTCCATTCGCCACAAGAATATGGCTATCTCGACAAATTGAATCTCTGGCCGAAAGGACAGTTTGACAAGTGGATTCAGGAGAACTTCGCACACGAGAAGGTGGGAGACAAGATCGTTGCGCGGCTCGACCCCGGCAAGCAGGCAAAGTTGAGAGAGCAGTTGATTGAGAGAGGCCAGTTTGTTTCTCAGGCCATCTCGTATGACGGATACAATGCTCATTTCGGGGTAGTGCCAGTCACGGATTCTATGAAGCGCGGCCTCGACCGCATCAGGGAAGGTTTCGACAGGGCTCGGGATCAATTCACAAGGATGGGCAAGCAGGGATTGGCGCGGAAAGCCGCAGCGTTTGAAGCGGTCTACACGAAGAATTTCCTTGAGCGCGAAAGACTGCCACAAGCAATTGAACTAGCAAAGCAAGCAAGAGATCAGGGATGGAGAGTCCTGTTCTTTTCAGAGCACACCGCAGATGATTTATTCCGCAGAGAGAGGTCAGAAGGTGAAGAAGCGAGCACCTACCAGCAACTCGACGACGCAATGGGAGGGCAACTCTCAAGAATCATTCCGGCTTACCCCAGCATTTATAACGAACTTTATGCGGAGTTCGGTGCCCAAGTGGGCGACTACAGCGGACGTGGTAACACCGATGCTGCAAGAGAAAAAGCCCGCACGGACTTTCTCAAGGGAGAAGTTCCAATGCTGTATGCGAGTTATGCGGGAGGCGGTATCGGGGTTGACATGCACGATGCCGACTATCCAGAGCTTAATGTCAAAGGAGGGGACAAGCCGATAGTCGCAATCTACCTTGGACCGCCGTACTCAGGTGTCCTGTTAGAGCAGGCGATGGGCCGGCCGTGGCGGTTTGGCGTCAAGTCCGATGTCCACGCAGTCTTTTTGGCAACCGACTCAGAGCCGGACATTCGCCTCATGCAGACGAAGGTTGGACCCCGCATGAAGGCGCTCCGGGCCGCAGTGTTGGGAGAGAAAGACTCACTTGCAAACGTGATGTCGACGTACACCGACGAAGAGAAAGTGAGGGAGCGTCAAGACCAGTTAGCCTATGCCGAAGGCAACGAAATGAAGGTCAATGCTACCCAGTTCCAAGTACGTTCAAAGCAGAGGAATGTAGGCATTCAGGATTGGTCTGCGATCAGTTTTCCATCGGCGGAAGAAGCGAAACACAAGGGTATGAAGTATGGGGAGGCTGTCGCCGGAGGGGACTGGAGCAGTCTCTACCAGTCGAAGTTTGAGTTGCGGCCTCCAGACTCGCCGGAGGATGCAAGGGCAAAGAATGAAATTGACAGGCTTGGAAACGCCGTGGCGTCTGGGAGGGCAGTCCCGGCAGAACTCCAAAATTTGGAATCTACAGAAGTCAAAACCGCAGTCGGGTTGTCGGCGGCAACGGCCACAACCGAAACAGATTTACCCCTGGACCGGGACAAAACAAACACAGCACGTCAGTCAATGGATTCTCAACTGAGAAGCGGAAGACCTTTCCCCTACTACGGGCTCATTCTGAGTCAAGAATTGGGCATGGAGAACATCGCCCGCAGAGCAGGAAAGCCGGAAGTCGGAAAGAACCTGAAGTTGATGAACCGCAACTACAGGGCCGACTACGACGTAGCCAGAAGTCAGTATTGGAATCTAATGGAGGACACGTTCAAGCGTAACGGCATTAAGACCGACGACAAGAAAGCCGTTTGGACGATAACCCGTGTGTTGGAAGGGCAGGAGAAGGAGACGAGCGCCGATCCTCGAATCAACGCCATAGCCGCAGATCTCTCAGACATGATGCGGATGGCCCATGAAGACTTGTCTAAGTCCGGAGTCGGAGTGAGAGACCACACCGGGAAGATTGTTGCCCGTTATGGCAAGGACTTCGGTGAAGATCCGAAGTACTATCCGCATCGCATCAACTGGGATCAGGAAGTTACTGATCCGAAAACCGGAAAGAAGTTAGACCTCCGCGAAATGATGAAGGAGAAGAACGAGGAGATCAGAAAGCGGATCATCGCCAACATCCCCGAGTTAAAGCCGTATACCTATCAACAGGTATACGAATATCTGAATCGGCACACTCCGAAGGCGCCGGTCCTGAGCAACATTCACCGGGCAAGAGAAGTAAACTTCCCGTACATCAAGAGGGACTATCCAACTCTTGTCGGATACTTCGATCAAGTAGCGGAGGCGACAGCGCAGGCGAGGAACTTTGGGCCTGAGAATCAGAAGCTCAACACTGAAATCAGGAAGATCAACGACATCAACGGCATCGAGACTTTGCAATCGATGTTCCGCAGTACGCTTGAGCCGCAGAATTGGAATGACATAACGGCTAAGATTTACAACGCGGCCATCGCATATGAAGCCGCATCGAAAATGACGTATTCTGCTTTCAAGATCCCGTTCCACTTAGGGTTGGTTCCAATTGGAATGCATGGTAAAGTGTTGCCGCTGGCAAAGGCTTTCGCGCATCTGGCAATTCATCCAAGAGAAGTAATGGAAAACGCCGGATACGTTGGAGTTTTGACGCGGCAGTTGAGCGCAGCGGATATTGTCTTCGGTGAAAGACAAGCCGCTCCGGTAAGACAGATTCTTCGTAAAGAAATGTTTGAAGCGTCATACAAGATGGTCAGAGCACTCTCAGGCGAATCCGCAAGAGTGTATCTCGATCAGTACGCTATCAAGGAACTGAAGAGGGGAGGCAGGGACGCAGAGAACACGCGCAGGCTCTTGAGCGATACGTTCCTGATTGGAAATGGATCGATTGACGATGCAGTTGCGAGCGGACGATTCTCACCAGGGGATATTGGGCGGGCTCAAACTGCGTTTGCCAACCTCACTACATTCTCGGACGACCCACTTCAGATGCCACAGTTGGCAAGGCACGAAATCGCCAAGGGAGCGTCAAAGCCGGCAATTGGACTATTCAGGGCCGTGCGGTTAACCTATGCTCTTGAGTCTTTCACCCTGAAGGCAACATCACTCTTGAGAGAGCAACTTTACGAAGAGGTTGTGGTTCACCACAATTACAAGCCGCTGGCTTACGCATTGGTAGCCTCACCCATCCTCGGCCAGATGCTAGCGGCAACCGGCGCTGGAGCGAAGCACGTCATCCACAAGGGCTTTGAAGGGCTCACCGGCCACAAGCATGAAAAGGACTCCTGGGACACGTACATCGAGAATCTGAAGCAGACGTTCGAGCATCCCGAAGCCGCAGAGCTTTTGAAGTTCATCGTCGACGGCTACACGCTGGCTTACGGATGGGATATGGTGAGATCTGTAACGAATCCGTTCCTTGACCTTGCGGCTGGAGAACTGAAGAAAGCAGGAAAGGGATTCGAGTACATGGTTCCAGACTTGGTTGAACATATCGCGGGCAGCTTTTACGATGATTTGTTCAAGACGGCTGAGGAGCTTGCCCGCATCGGCCAGATCGAGTCCGGCCGAAGAATGCCGTTGAAGAAACCTGAGAAGATCAAGCAATCTGTAGGGAAGTACCTTGAAGGTCAAGTCCCGGCTTTAAGGCAGTTCCCGCCGTTTGAGAGTGTAATGGGAATCAAACCGCCACCGAGATGATTGGCGCTATACTGCTAACAAGGAGAAAGTAAATGGACGCTGCCCAGAAGAAATTTGAAGACAGCATCGGGATTTTTGTTGAAGGGAACAGTCTCTTCGACGAAGCCGATAAACTCTTCGACGAAGCCGATAAACTCTTCGACGAAGCCGATAAGTTATCAGAGGAGTCGGACAGGATTAGTGACACGTCTGATGGTCTCCGCGCCGAAGCGGATAGGCTCTTTGAAGAATCTTATCGAGCCGAAGAGCGTCAAGAGGATGGCGGAAAATTCATCGCAGAAGGCAACAAGGTAGTCTCTGGGGTTACTCAGATAGAGGCTGGGTTGGTTAAAATTAGCCGCAGCATTCGTGAATTATTTTCCAAGTCTGGCAAACTAAGCGCAGAGGGACGCGCAATCTGCACTAATGCTGCCAAGTTGCATTCCGAAAGCCGCAAACTTTGGCTCGAAGGCATGATCGAGTGGGAAAAAGCATCACGGAGATAAACCGCAATGCCATGGACAGCGAAAGACGCGCACAACAAAACACACCGCGCCAAGTCTCCGAAGCGCAAGCGCCAGTGGAGTAAGGTCGCAAATTCCATCCTTGAGCGAACCGGGGACGATGCGCGAGCGATTCGTGGGGCCAACGCCGCAGTGAAGAAGGCCGGGAAGCGCAAGGCGAAGACCCGCAAAGCCTCACGCTGATTCCAAAATTTGGAATTAGGTGTATACTGCCTACATGATGCGGCGTGAGTTCGCGCGGAACAATTAGGCGTACCGGGAAGCATTTAGAGGCGCTTCATAAACGGGCCAACGGTCGGCAGGTACCCAATCCTGTCTGCATCATTTAGATTCCAAAGTTTGGACTACCTGTTTCGCCAACTCCAGTTTCTCCAAAAGATCAGCCAGCATGACCTCCCTGCCGGGGCTGCTCTGTCGCATGACTAATTCCATCTTTTTTTGGAGTTCCGCATCGGCTTTGAATTGCTCGTCGGTTGGGACGATAGCGGCCTCGGAGTCGATAAACCGCTTGGCAAAGGCTACTAATTCGGGCAACAGGAACGGAGCCTTTTGTTTGTGTAGGTGCCTGCCCTGTCTTTTGAACAGAAGGTCTCTCACGGTTGATACGGAAAATAGTTTAGCCCTGTTTTTCGCCTTCCAGCAAGGTGCTTTAGTGTCTTCGAGGAAGTCTCTGGCATAGCGCAAACTCCAGCCCATAATCTCCGCAACCTCCCTAGCTGTGAGCAGGAAGGTCATGGGGAGGTCGATGTTGACCTGGGAGTTTTTTGAGAGCATGACCGCCGCAAGCCGTAGGCGTTCGGCGTACTCGGGGGTGGGGTCGAGGTATCGGTAGTCCTGGGGGCGCTTCCCGATCCGCACGAGGTATCGCTGTTTGTGGAGGAGCTTAATCTGAGTGCCGGTCAAGTTGAGAGTGGCGCTTATGCCAGTGAGACTGAGCCAGCGTTGAGGAATATCGGACATGTTCGCAGTATATACTCGGAGAATATGCGCGTAATGCTCTGCCAACTTGACGGAAAGTTGCCGAACCTTGCTTTGATGAGGATCGCAACGCATCATCGTTTACGCGGAGATGAGATTGAATATCGGTTCGGAGCGGCCTTTGAAGTGACCATGTTTGGCCGCGAACCGGATCTAGTGTACGGTTCTGCTATCTTTCGGAAGACGATTCCGCTGGCTGAAAGATTCAAGCGCAGGTACCCGCAAGCGCATCTTGGCGGAACAGGCATTGACCCGGCCAGAAAAGGGGAACTCGTCCCACTGTCTCCGGTAATCGCCTCAAAGCCGACGACGATAGAGAAGTTAGGCATCGACATCGGCGAAACCGCAGAGTGCCTAGATTACTCATGGTTCCCAACCTATCAGGCGTCTCTTGGCTTTACGCAGCGTGGATGCCGCAAGAAATGCGGGTTCTGCGCGGTCCCAAGCAAAGAACCGGAATTGAAGGGGATTCAGAATGTCTATCAGGTGTGGCGCGGCGACCCGTATCCGAGACACCTCCACTTGCTCGATAATGATTTCTTCGGCCAACCGGAGTGGCGGCAGCGGATAGCAGAAATACGGGAAGGCGGATTCAAGGTCAGTTTCAATCAGGGTATCAATGCGCGATTCCTTACCGACGAAGCAGCGGAAGCGATTGCCTCAGTTGATTACCGCGACGATGGAATGACGGTCAAGCGCATCTATACAGCCTGGGACAACCTGCCAGATGAAGACATACTCATTGCTGGGTTAGAACGACTCGTCAAGTACGGTGTGAAGCCGGATCACATCATGGTCTACATCCTGTGTGGATACTGGCCCTACGACAAAGCCTTCGCAACCTGGGACCATCGTAGAAAGCGGCTGCGGGAGTTCGGCGCAAGGCCGTACCCGATGCCGTTCGTGAGGACTCAGGAGTTGGTGGGGTTTCAGCGGTGGGTAATCGGGGCCTACGACAAGCCTAGCAAGCAGTGGCCGGATGGAGTTCCGTGGGAGGCGTGGAAAGCCGCAGGGTATCGACCGGAGAGGCTAGGCTCCCCGACTATGCCTCTTCTGTGGGCTTAGGCTTGCGTCCCCCTTTGTATCTGTCTGGGCGGGAACCAGCCGCATGACTTTTGACCGCCATGGCAGAAAAGAACTCTTTAGAGATCTTTCTTTTGGCCGCACTGATCGCGCCGATTTTGGCGTAGTACGAGGGGTCGGCCTTCGACAGCTTCACCTTTGGCTTCGATGGGGTCTTCTTGACGGCCTTCTTGATGGTCTGCTTCTTCACGGTTTTGGGCTTCTGAGTCTTCATGAAAATCATTATCTATTGTGCCTACATCGACTTGCAACCAGAAACGCGATTCCAAAATTTGGAATGGGCAAAGCCGCAGCATGGTGCTATTTGACGGTATGGAATTAACGTGCAACACTATCTTCGTTATGTACAAAGAAACGAAACTGCTTACGGTGAATGGCAAGGCTCTTACATCTGCAAGGATCGCGTCGAAACTGTCGCTCTTGAATGTGGCTGAAAAGCTGAATGGCTGCAACCAATCGTCGGTATCCCGTTGGGAGCAAGAAAAATTGATTCCCTCGCTTGCTCGGATTGTGGCTTTGGTTGACCTGTACGGAACGAACAAGTTTGTCCGGTTGAACGAGAAAGCCGTATTGACTGATTTTGAAGTTGAGGAACTGAAGAAACTGCGGAAGGAATTGCTTCATGGTCGTTTTTACTTGAACGGCAAAGCGGTTCTCACGGAAGCGGAAATTGAAGTGGTCAGGAAGTTGAGGGAGGGCTGATGGAGTCGAAAGTGGTGCGCGAACCTATTGGGGTGTGGTGGAGAATAAAGCGGTACTCTGTGGAGATTGAACCAGTCAGGGTTGTGGCCGTTACAGATCACTTCGTCACTTATTTGGAAGATGAAATAAGGTTTGATCGGTCGCACAGGACAAGAGAGCGCAGAGAAAGCCGCGACGACTTCTTTTCGTCCTTTGTGGAGGCTAAGGCTGAAGCGGTCAGGCGGGCGAAGAAAAAGGTTGAGAGTTCTAAGGATGAACTTCAGAGACTTCGGTCTACGCTCGGTCAGTGGGAATCTCTGAAGGAACCAAAAGGTTAGGACTCCAAATTTTGGAGTGGACGAGGGAGGGGTAAATGCTCGTATTGGGTTTGGACACGGAGACTACAGGGCTTGAACCTGAGCCGGACAGGATCATCGAGATCGCGGCGGTGTTATGGGATTGGGATACGAAAATTCCAGTTCAAATGATTTCAATACTGGTAGACCACGAAATTGAAATCCCCGAAGAAATAGTGAAGTTGACCGGCATCACACCGGAGATGATTCTCAAGTACGGCATTCTGGAAGAAGAGGCGTGTGAGCGGTTGTGGACGATTCGTATGCTGGCCGATTACACGATGGCCCACAATGCCAAGTTTGATCGAGGCTTCATCGAAGCCGCAAGGGTAAGGACGGGCCAAGGAGAGTGGCAGGTTCCGTGGCTTTGTAGCATGGAAGACATTAAGTACCCAGAGGGCGTCAAGACGCGGAACCTTACACACTTGGCGGCTGAGCACGGATTCGTTTCTCCGTGGAAGCACAGGTCTTTATTTGATGTTTTGACGATGCTGAAGATTGCTTCCAACTACGACCTCGACGCCATCATTGCGCGGTCTAAAGAGCCTGTCATATACGTTCAGGCGTTGGTAACGTACAACGACAATCAGAAAGCAAAAGACTTCAACTTCCGCTGGAACCCCGATAAGAAAATCTGGTGGAAGGGGCAAAAGCAATCAGACTGGGAAGCAGAGAGAGATGGCTACCAGTTCAAATCGGAATTCATGGCAGGAGCACCGGAGTAATGGAGGGTGAGATGAGCACTACGGCAATCACGCACTACGAAGGATCATCGGCGCTTGCGCAGTGGCGTGAGCCGGAAGAGGTATTAGCTCAGGCAAAGAAAGCCGCTGTTGCGTTGAAGAACGTCCTTGATATGAAAGAAAACAAGGTGGTGTTCAACAATGAACAATACCTTGAGCGAGAGGACTGGGGTACGGCGGGTCGCTTCTTTAACTGCACAGCAAAAAGCATTGAAACCCACTATGTTGAGTTTCCTGATGGGAACGGCGGCACAACGAGGGGATTCGAAGCCGTTGCGGTTGTGATCGACATGAACACGATGAACGAGATTGGCCGCGCGGAGTCGATGTGTTTAGACGAAGAAGAAAATTGGGGAGACGTTACGGTTTACGAGTGGAAGGACAAACTCGACGCCAACGGAAAAAAGATTTGGAACGCCAATCTGCGTAAAGGTAAGGGCGGTTACGAGGCGGAAAAGGTAGCGGCGGGGACTAAGAGCAAGCCTCTCTTTCAGCTTAGGTCGATGGCGCAGACACGCGCGGAGGCGAAGGCTCTCAAGGGTGTTTTCTCATGGTTTGTCGTACTCGCCGGGTACAAGCCGACGCCAGCCGAGGAATTGACCGGCCATGAGGACTTTGATCGCGGCGGTGGTGGACGTGAAACGAAGCCTCCGGTCCAGCAGCCGACCCGTGCCAGCGAGAAGGCCGCGAAGGAGGCGGACACAAAGACTTCGGCCCAGGCGGTTTCGGGGAATGCGACGACGACTGGTTCAACGACTGGTGGGACCGCTGCCGCGACTAACGAGAAGGAAATCTCCGGCATCATCGAAAGCGCCAAGCAAGCCAAGAGCGGCAGTCTTTGGATCACAGTCAAGGGAGAACCCTTAATCATAGCCGTGGATGAGAAGAACATCGACGGCGACATGATAGCGGGTAACTTCATCAAGTTCCGTGCGGTTCGCAAGTGGACTGACAAACTGAAGAGCGCACAAAACGAGAAGGGTGATTTTTGGTCCTGTGCGGCTTTGATTGAACTATCTCCAGTTCAAGAGGGAGAGGTCACGAAGGTTGAGGAGAAGACGCTGGCGCCGGATGCAGCGGCTGTGGCCGATGAAATGTTTGGCGAGAAGCAACCCGAGGGCCAAGCGGTGATCGAGGACTTGAAGAAGAACGGGCAGGTAACAACGGCCTCGAATTTGCCGACGACGACGAAGCCGGGGACAATCGGAAGGAGGCGGGCGCAGCGGCTCTACAGCATTGCCAGCCAGAACAAGAAGACGACCGGCTTCACGGAAGAGAACATCAAGAAGGTACTCGCGGCCATGTATCCAGACCGCGCAGAGCAGCATCTTTCCGACCTTGAAGTTGGGAAGTACGAGTGGATGGAAAAGCTCTGCACTGGAGAGGAATCGTGGGCTGACTACTTACCTGATTGAGATTCCGTCAGTCTCGCCGCTGTCGGAAACCGGAACGGTTCAGTGTAGGCCGTCTTAATGGCGTGGGTCCGCGTATACGCCTAACCGGGAACGCGGGATTCCAAAATTTGGGAACTATCCCTTTAACTCCCGTGGAGCAAAAAATGACTCACTTGCTTGATCTAAATCCGAAGTGGTGTGGGCTGCTGAGGCCGAACAGTGGCGAAGGGCTTATTCTTGATTGCCCGAAGTGTGGACCCTCCCACCGTCTTGCTGTCTATTTCTCGAATCCGGTAGATAGCAAAGATGCCGCACCTTGGCAAAACCCACAATGGAAACGTACCGGCGATAAATTTGCTTTGCTTACCGTAGAGCCGTCGCTTGAATACCCTTGTTTTCATGGCTGGATCGAAGAAGGGGAAGTAATAGACATCAGCGAGTCTCCAGCAAGAGTAATCGCAACCATCAACGGTGCTCAACGGATCGTTGCGTTGAGCCCAAAACAGTTCAGGGAGTTAAAGGGATAGTTCCCCAAAATTTGGAGTGGAGGTATTGGGGATGGAAAAGCCGTTGCAAGTGCAGGAGCGTAACCGATGAAAGCCAAAGACATCAGAACACTCAACGAGAAGTTGCAAGAGCAGATACTCAATTCAACGTCTGTGGCCGAACACGAGGCTGGATTTAATTCCCTTGCTCTTTCTCTGCTCTCCGAGGTAGCGGCTCAGCTTGCCGAAGCCAACGAGCATCTAGCGAAGATTGCCAACCCGCTGATGAGATCGCCGCGATGGGTTACGCTCAAGTGCAACTTAGGAAAAGGTACGGGGAGCCTTGTAATCGACGCTAACGATGTAATCGGGGTTGGTTGTCAAAATGAAGAGCCAACGTGCGTTATATGTGCTGCCGGTAAGCGGTTTGTGGACGGAACGGTGGAAGAAGTTTGCACTAAACTCGGAATTCCAATGGAGGGAAAGTAACATGGCAGACGAAAGCGGTTTTGAGGTAATACCGTCGCAAGCAAGTTCACAGATCGACCAAGTGTTGTTCAACGCAGAAACCAGCCAGGGGAGAATCCTCTTCCTTGCCAAAGGTAGCCGGGGGCCGTCGCTGTACGAGTACGACGACTGCACGTCCGACGAAGCGGCTCAGATCGCAGGCGGCGCTATCGGCGGGTCGGTGGGCGTAACTTTCGGAAATTTGTGGAAAAACGTGAAGCCGTTTTCACGGATTTCCTGATGGCCTACATGGACTTTGTACTCCAGCCGCAAGAGGAAGGCCGCAAGACAGAGAAGTGGGCAGTTCTATCAGTGAAGGGATCATGCCTACTTGGTTTTGCGTCCTTCCATCCGGCTTGGCGCAAGTACGTGTTCTGGCCGGAGAAGAACACGATCTTTGATCCGGCGTGTCTGAGGGAGCTTGCGGACTTTGTGGAACGGCAAACGAATGTTTGGAAGGGTAAGCGGTGGATTAAGAGGAACTTGTAAGCAGGGAGGGTGACGTGGCAAATGGGGATTGGGGAAAAGAAATTCCAGGCGGATTTTTCGATGAAAAGAAGCATCTGTACAGAAGTGAGCGCGGCACGATTGTGCCGTCCACGACTCAGGTATTCAGCATCCTCGGCTGCAATGATTTTGACGGGGTTCCGCCGGACATTCTTGAGTGGAAGCGGAACTACGGAATCGCGGTTCACAAAGCCATCGAACTTCTAGTCGAAGGGGATCTGGATTGGGACAGCCTCGACATGGCGATCATCCCGGCCGTGACCGGGATTGAGCAGAAGCTCAAGGCTATGCAGTTCAAGTATGAAGCCGCAGAGGAGATGCGGATTCATTCCCTCTACGGCATGGAGTACGGGTTGACGGTCGACCTTCGCGGGACCATCGTGCATCAGGGGAAAGAGCGTCAAGCCGTAATCGACTTGAAGAGTGGAGTGAAGTTCTCTCCGACGTGGCGCTGGCAGTTGGGTGGTTACACTGCGGCTCAGGACAAGAAAAACGGCGGCTGGATGGGGGTAGTGCTTCAGTTCGACAAAGAGGGCATCGTACACCCGCACTACATAGACCTGATACCGGCGCAGAGGGAGTTTCAAATTCTGCTTTCCGGGGCAATTCTCAAGTTGAATGCGGGATTGGCGAAACTGGGTTAGACTTCATGTAGGCAGAAAAACTGAAATGGAGGGTTGAAATGGGAACAGCGGTATTGGAAGGGCAGTTGGTTTTGAAGGTTCCGGTCGAATTGCTTGGGCCGGGTAGCGAGTATGAGCGCCGTTGGCTTGCACTCAAGAAAGATATTCAGCAGCTTGTTTTGGATTCCTCCAAGATCAAGCAGGTAACGTCGCCTGAAGAGTTGGAATCGGCCAACAACGCCGGTCGGGTGCTTCAGGCTTCGACGAGGGAAGTCGAGTTGTTTTACAAGCCGCTGAAGCAGCAGGTAGACGCTTTCAAGGCTCCGCTTCTACTCCACGAAAAGGAGTTTGCGGGGCCGGTGGACGCGGAGAAGCGGCGGCTTGGGGGCCTCATCACTGGGTACAACCAAGAGGTACAGCGCAAGCAGCAGGAGTTGGAGCGCATCGCCCGCGAGGAAGCCGAAGCAGCGGCCCGTAAGGAGCAACTGGAGAGGGCAGCGGAGCTTGACGAGGCTGGAGACTCAGAAGCCGCATACGCAGTTCTGGAAGAGCCAATCATGGCGGCTCCGGTGGTGATTCAGCAGGAAGCGCCTGTACGGATGGTCGGGCAGGTGGGCAAGACCGCGTACAAGTGCGTGGTGACGGACGTGAAGGCGCTGCTCAAGGCCGTGGCCGCAGGTACGGCGCCGATGCAGTGCTTCACTCTCGATCAGGGCTGGTTGGACAAGAAAGCGGCTCTGGAGAAGGATGGATTCTCGTTGCCTGGATGCAGGTTGGACAAGCAGGCATCCACTCACTTCAGGAGCTAGGTTCCGCAGGTACGAAAGGGGAGAGAATCCCACTGCGGCATGAGGGGTTGGTAGTACGTGGGCGTAAAATCCTTCGAACAAATAACCCCTCATTTTAAGTTTCCATCCGGTAAGGTTCCGACCAAGACGAGCGCCTTGAACCTGAGAGGGGAGTCGAAAGACTTGGCAGCAGCCGATGGAGAAGGGGCCGGGTGGAGATGTTCGGGTTGGGACACAGTTCCGTAATTGGCCGGTGAGGTCACACTGCCACAGCCCGCGCATTCCAAAATTTGGAATCATTGGGAGGGGGAAGATTGAACACCGAAGAGAGAGTGAAGCAAATCATTGCCGTGCAGTTGGGAGTGGATGAAACTGAAGTGACTCCCGGCGCAAAACTGATGGACGACCTGGGGGCCGACTCACTGGATATAGTCGAGTTGACGATGCAGGTTGAAGAGGAGTGGGACATTGTACTTTCCGATGATGATGTCGAGAAGCTCGTCGGTGCCGGGACGGTGAAGGATGTACTCGACTACGTTATGGCGAAGGTGAAGTAGAGGGGGCCATGCTGGACATCAAAGTAATCGAAAACAGAAAGAAAGAACTCGAACACGCTACCAGTCGCATCGTGGTCGGTGAATACGCGCCTCAAACTGTACAGGATCGAGCATTGCTTGACCTTGAAATCTGCACCGAACTTCTACAACTGCGAAAGGAAAACTGAATGTATCAACTCTCAGAGAACGACCGCGACACAGCGGTTCATGCCAAAGCTAAAGCGCGTGGACAGGGAACATTCACTCTAGTGGAACAGGATCGCACTGCTCCAGTAACCATTGCGGAATGGATTAAACAGAATATCGAAACCGCTCCCGATGACAAACTCAGAGACGCATTGGAAAGCGCACTTAAGTTCCGCAGATTCAACCAACGAAAAAATGCCGACTAATCTCCAGCGCACTATCGAGCGGCAACGAGCCGTGTACGGAACACTGGCAATGCCGCTCTTGTACCAACTAGCCAGGATTCACGGCTTGAGCATCAGGGAGTTTGCGGAGATTTTTGAAATATCGAAGAACCATGCGGAAGCGGTTTTGAAGCACCGGGCTATACCTTCGCTGGAGTTGGCTTTTCAGATCGCACGGTACTTTGATTTGAAGGTGGACGAGTTGTTTGGGTGGCATTTTGACGACACTGGAAACCGCAGGCCGTTGGTGCTGGAAGTGAATGGAAAGACTGTCAGGGTGAAGTCTACGGACAACCCGCTGGTGCTGGTGGAGATTGGAGCGGAATGAATAAGATACCCACGATGTTTGAACGAGACTGGAATGGGGACAGGTCGCGTGTTCTGAATCAGATTCATGCGGGTTGTGAGTGGGTCGCTGCTGGAGAGGGCGTGGCGACTCGGAAGATTGACGGAGCCTGTGCGATGGTCCGTGATCGTCTTCTCTACAGGCGGCGGGAACTGCGGGAAGGAGATTCCGTTCCGGTCGGTTTTGAACTTGCTGGCCATGACGAAGAAACGAAGAAATCTGTAGGGTGGGTTCCTGTCGGAGATGGTCCCGAAGACAAGTGGTTCCGTGAAGCTCTAAAGCTCGGAACTCCACCGGACGGGACTTATGAATTGGTTGGGCCGAAGGTACAGGGCAACCCGGAGCACTACGAAGCGCACGAACTTGTCTCGCATGGGCAAACTGATGTCTACGATGATGCGCCGCGCACGTTTGAAGAACTGCTGGATTGGATGACGGGCAGGGACATTGAGGGTATCGTGTTTCATCACCTAGACGGACGCATGGCAAAAATCAAACTGCGCGACTTCGGAATCAAAAGGATGGCGAAGGGATGAGCGAAGTAAGATTCACAGCGTTCGTGAAGCCGGAGCCCCAAGGTTCAAGTCGCGCCTTCATTGTGAAGGGTAAGTGGGGACAGCAAGACAGGGCTATAATCACCAGCGACAACAAGGACCTAAAAACTTTTCGTGGTGAAGTTACCCGCGAGGCAATACGGGCAATAGCGGCTGCAAACATGCAACGACCGATGGCCGCGAAGCATGTTCCGGTGAGCATCGAACTGGACTTCTATTTCCTAAAGCCGCAGTCTGTGTCGAAGAAGAGAACTGAGATGGTGGTACGGCCGGATTTGGACAAGCTCTGCCGTGGATGCGGAGATTCTTTCACGGGTGTCTTGTACGAGGACGACTCCCAGGTTGTGTCTCTCACAGCAAGGAAGCATTACGGCGCACCGGAACGAGTGGAAGTAACAGTGGCGTGTGGGGTTGAAATCCAAGTAGGCGCAGCACAACCGGAAATGGCCGGAACCTTGTTCTAAAGGAGAAACGAATGGCAACGAAAAAGAAAGCCGCAGCAAAGAAAGCCCCGGAAGTGAAGAAAGGCCCGAGGCAACAGCAACTTCCAGAGATGGAAGACACCAAGATCGCAGTGCTCGAAGACAAGGCATTGGAGTACGCCGAAGTCCGCGACCAGCGATGCAGTCTCAGCCGCAGCGAAGTGGAACTCAAGGGACAACTTCTCCAGTTGATGAAGGCGCAGAAGCGTGAGCACTATCACCGCGACAACATCCGCATCGACATCGTTCACGAGTCGGAGAACATCAAGGTCAAGGTGAAAGCCGGCTCAGAAGAAGGGGAGTCGGAAGAAGAGTAGTCGCGGCTGTTGGCAGTTTTGTGCTAGTCTGTAGGTGCTCGGGCTGGTGCCTGGGAAGTGACCGCAGAGCGAACCTGCGAGTTGCGCCCTCCTAGTGGGAGAGTGGCCCCAATCACTCTCCCACCCTCCGATTGGGCCGGAGAAAGGGAATTCATGGAACTGACAATCGACACATCGATCATCGAGCAACTGTCGTCTAATGGCGTCTTGGCGTACATAGCCGTGAAGATTGCAGACGGCACGGAAGCCACCACAGCGGCTTTGGCTGGTCTTGTGCGCTGCAAGACGGGGAATATGCTGGACGGGATCAAGGAGGTCTCTGTAGCGGTTCCTGAGTTAGTTGCAAAGGTTCCCAAGAGTACGAAGTGGCGCTGCGGGGTGGTGAAGTCTGGGGATGGAGTGATACTCCAAAATTTGGACTCGGCAACGGAACGCCGTATAGCCTTTATCGACGACCTGAAGAAATACTTCGAGTGGGCCAATCCGGGAACCATGTTCACGATGATGGCGATGGACGGAATGGCTGTGAACAGGTTTCTCCGCATACACAAGGATTGGACTCAGGAGATGTGGCGGAAGGCTCTTAACAACCGTGGCAAGAGCGAAGTGAATCATGCTCAAGGGTTGTATGCTTGGGTGGACAAACTGGCAGAGTATTCGGCGGCTCCGCTGGACAGGTACGGAAAGCCGATGGTCAATGGAGGAGGAAAGCATGGGGAAGCGGCTAGCATCAGGGACCGAAATCGTGAAGCAGTCGCAGCCGCAGTCGCTAACGCCTAGCCAGCAGCGAACGGCTTTGATTGGGGAATATCTCTACAAGTACGCAGCCATCGACAGGAACCGCGTCGTCGACGAAGAGTTGATAGGCATCTTTGTTGAGGGGTTGGATGGTCTTGACGAAAAGGAACTGGAGCGGGGATTGAAGAACTATTTGAAAGAGGGAAAGCGGTTCCCCTGGCCGGCTGAAATTATAGAACTGAGCGATCTATCGTGAGCCAAAAAGCAGAACCAAGAGATTACGGGATTGAATCACCCCTCCCATCGAATGCAGATGCCGAGAGGGTTATTCTCGGCAAAATCATTACAGACAATGAAGCCTTTTTTGACGACACGTTAGACATAAAATCTGAAGACTTTTATTTGGATTCTAATCGAAAAATCTTTACCTGCATCAATGAGATCCTTTTTGGAATGGTCGAAGGGGTTCTCCATGTAGACGACATGACGCTTGCCGAGGAGTTGCGCAAGCGAAAGTGGCTCGACAATGTGGGCGGATTTGCATACATCCTCAGCCTCAGTGAAGGCATTTACAGAAACATCCACATCGAGGAGCATGTTCGAATAGTCCAAAATAAGGCACGCCTGCGGAGGCTGATGGGGATATTCAATGCTGGACTGGCGAGGGCTCAGGATCAGTCAGAAACCGCAGATCAGGTTCGATCAGCAATCCAAGACCAATTGGGAGATGAGGAAGCGGAAGGGACAAGCCACTCGGTAGAGATCGGTGCCTGCATCCCGGCAGTAGAGGAGAGAATCAACAAAAGCCGCGTCATTTCAAATGAGCGCACAGCACTGGAGATGACCTGGGGGTTGGCCGGTTTGGACGAGTTCACGCACGGCGCATTCAGTGGGGAGTTCACAATTATCAGCGGTGAGAATTCGGGAGGCAAAACGGCCGCAGCGGTGCAGATGACTTTGGCGAACGCAAGAGAGGGTATCCCTTGTGCATGGTTCTCGATGGAAATGTCCAAAGAGAAAGTTGCCCAGCGGTACTATGCGGCCATGAGCGATATTCTGACGGCAGATCACATCCGCGATCCGCGACTAATGAATCTTCACACGCACATCCCCGAGATGAAAAAGGTATCCGAGGAACTTGCTCGGCTTCCGATTCGAATTGACGACACAAGCCCGTTGCGGGTTGATAAGCTCCGGTCCAGAATCCGCATGATGGCGAGGAAGTTTAAGATCCGCCTCTTCGTGATAGATTATGTCCAACTTCTTCAAGGGATGCCTGGGCTGCGCGGAACAGAGCAATTCGCAAATACGATCTACATGCTCAGAGACATCCCCAAGCAGGAGCCTACTATCCATTTGGTAGTTTTGAGCCAGTACAGCAAGGCCGATGGTTTCATGAAGAAAAAGGGCAGGACTACAGACTCAAACTTCGGAGGGTCGGTAATCTCCCACGCCGCACAGAACATGCTGATGATTAGCATTGAAGACCCGGAGAAGCGAGAACGAGGCGACCTCTTGGATGTGGAGATAAAAATTGCCAAGCAGAGGGAAGGCAAGCGCGGCAAGATCACCTGTTACTTTGACAGGGACCATCTCAGATTCACTTACCCGCAGAGGCAAATCATTTAGGAGAGGAAAATCATGGCGACCATTTTAGCAATGCCCGAACTAGAAGCAGAGGCGGCAAGCCGAAAGAAAGAGGCTTTAAGCCATTGGAAAGCGATCCAGCAGTCAGGACCGCTGGTGTCGACGAACTCTTTGAGGATCGGGTATCACGCGGCGGCTTTGGAGAGAGAGGGGCTTTGGGGAATTCTTGGCTACGCCAGCAAGAAAGAGGCCCAGGAAGCCTCTGGGGTGAAGCAGAGCACATTCTTTAACGTAATGAGAATTGCGGAGGCATTCCCCGGCGTCGAAGAGAAATTATTTTGCTCCCAAAAATTGACCAACGCCGAAGCCCTAATGGACTTGCCCGAATCGAAGCGGCTTACAGAATACTGGATGCGGCGGGCGGCAACCGATTCCACCGACACGTTCAAAGCTGTAATCGATGAAGAGATGAACGGCAAAGAGAAGCCGTCGAACGGTCGGGAGAAGATCGTCTCATTTAGCGTGAAGATGCCACGGTCGAGGAAGAAGGTAGTCGACGCCGGCCTATTGGAAATATCCAAGGAATTCGGCTGTGAGGGGGATGAGAGCAGAACGCTTGAACTGCTCGTGGCCGAGAAAACCGGAACGCCATCTTTGATTACCGTAATCACCACGGCAGTCCAACGCTGCAAGAAGATCAAGGAACTGATCGAATCGGAGTTGTCTTCCGACGAAATACTCTCGCAGGTGGTTATCTTGAACGAAGAGTCCATTCTCGAACTTGCGGCTTCACTCCAAAATTTGGAATCCGCAGCATGAGCGATCCTACCTACATGCAGAACTACCTTCACCCTCCCAAGAAGCCGCCGAAGCCTGCCATGAAGGTGTTCCCCGACGGTCGGGAGATCCTTGACCTGAAGACCAAAGCCGGTTCTGACGAGTACCAGCGCCGCAAACTGGAGATGTGGGAGCGCCAAGGCCGCAGGTGCGCCTTGCAGATCACGTTCATATGCAAGCAGCGTCAGGGCCGATGGCCGAAGGATGAGGTCCAGTTTGACCACGAGAACGGGAGGGGGTCTGGTGGGTCCAAGCGTGACGACCGCATACAAATTGGAGGCAGGCCAGTTTCAGCGGCGGTATGTGGTTGGTGCAATTCCAAAAAAGGAAGTAGCAAAATGCCGTACCTCATAGATGCGCCTTGATTTTCCCATTGTAAAGGGAACTCGGTTTTGCCTACCATGAAGGCATGAAGCGCCTCGCCTCGATAATCATTTGCGCTGCCCTAGCTCCTCTCGGATGGTCGCAAGTCGCCATTCCTATTTCAGGAGTGGTGATCTCTCAGTACGGCCAGCCGGTTCCTGGGGCTCAAGTCCGTGTCTGTTTGGTGACGAGCACAGGAGTTCCCTGTGTGCCAACCGTATCCCTTTTTCAAGACTACGGAATGACTCTCCCGGCCT